AGGCGACTTTCGCCCTGGCCCTTACAATCTGTCGGTGACGGGCGGCTGGTTGCCGGATGGCGCCGCTTGGAATTGGTGGCAACAGGGATACGACCCGATCACCGCGCCACGGTCGGCAATGGTCGAGGCTTGCGTCTCGGCCTATTCGCAGACCGTGGCCATGTGCCCTGGCGATCACTGGCGGCTCAACTCAAAGGGCGGGCGCGACCGCGTCAAGAATTCGGCGCTGTCCCGCCTGTTGCGCTATTTCAACGATTATCAATCAACAAGCGATTTCATGCTCAATGCAACGCGCTCGCTCTATGAGCACGGCAACACCTATGCGCTGGCGTTGCGCAACGATCGCTACGAGGTGGATGAGCTCCACCTGATGGACCCGCTGATGTCGCAGCCGCGGCTCGCGGTCAACGGCGAGATTTTCTATCAACTCTACGGCAACGACGTTATTCAACGCCGCCTTGGCGCCGACAATCAGTTGTTGGTGCCGCAGCGCGACGTGCTGCATATCCGCTTGCATACCAAGCGATATCGCCAGCCGACACCGCTGGTGGGCGAGTCGCCGATCGTTGCCGCCTATGCCGACATCGGCGCCGGCGCAGCTATCGTCAATCAGCAAGGGTCGTTCTACACGAACGAAGCGCGGCCGAGCGCCGTGCTCTCGACCGATCTCATCCTCGATAAGGATCAGGTTCAGGCGTTGCGCGACCGCTGGAACGAGCAGGCGAAGGGCCTCAAGCAAGGCGGCACGCCGATCCTCACCGCCGGCCTCAAGGTGCAGCCGTGGGCCGTCGGCGGGCGCGACGCGGCGACCGCGGACGTTCTCAAGCTGACCAACGAGCACATCGCGCTCGCCTTCCGCATTCCGCTGCAAATCTTCGGGCTCGGCACCAGCGGGTTTTCGTCCACCGAATTGCTGATGCAGAGCTGGATCGCGAGCGGGCTCGGCTTCGCGCTCAACCACATCGAGGAAGCCATCGGCGCGATGTTCCAGCTCAAAGGCCAGCCGGACGAGTATGTGGAATTCGACACCGGCGCGTTGCTGCGCTCGGCGCAGAAAGACCGGATCGACTCGCTGGCGCGCGGCGTGCAAGGCGGCATCTACGCGCCCAACGAGGCGCGCGAGATGGAGGGCCTCGAGGCCGTGCCATTCGGCGATGAGCCGCGCGTGCAACAGCAAGTCGTGCCCTTGAGTCAGGTCGGCAAGATCCCGGCCGCGCCTGCGCCTGGCGCGCCGCCGCCGGCGCCCACCGACCAGCCGAAACCGGCCGACCAGCCGAAGCCGCCGCAGAAGGCCAGCCGCGATGACATACATCGAGAAGTCGGAAACATCTTTGCCAACGCCGATCGGATCGGACGCCGCCGAATGTCTGCTTGAGGCGTGGCGCGAAGTCCTGGCCGAGGTGCTCGACAACGCCCGGTGCCAGTGGCAGCGCGAGCACGCCCTCGCCCAGGCGCAGACCGCGGCCACGCTGGCCGAGCTCCGCGCCGAGGTCGCGATCGCCCGCACCGATATGCGCGAGATGGCGGCCGCGCGCCTGGCCGAGCTCCGCAGCGGGGCCGATGGGGCGCCCGGCCCGACCGGCGAGCCCGGTGCGCCCGGTGCGCCCGGCAAGGAAGGGCCGCCAGGCGCGTGCGGGGCGCCCGGTGAGCGCGGTTTGCCCGGCCCGCTAGGTGACATAGGCCCTCCCGGCGAACGCGGCCCAGCGGGCGACCGTGGCGCGCCAGGAGGCCAAGGCGAGCGGGGCGAGCCCGGCCCGGCCGGCCCGACCGGCGAGCGCGGCGAGAAGGGCGCACCGGGGGCGTTGCGCGCGGTCAAGATTTTTGCCGCCGGCGCAGTCCATTACGAGGGCGAGCTCGTCGCCGCCGCCGGCAGCACTTGGCAGGCGCGCCGGGATACCGCGGCCGCGCCGCCGCATGAGGATTGGGCGCTCGTTGCCGCGGCCGGGCGCGACGCGCCGGTCCCGGTCGTCCGCGGCACCTGGCGCGAGGGCGAGAGCTACCGCGCCCTCGAGGTCGTTGCATTGAACGGCTGCGGCTTCATCGCCCGCGCCGACAATCCGGGGCCGTGCCCTGGCGACGGCTGGCAATTGATCGCGTCGGCCGGGCGGCCCGGCAAGCAGGGACTCCCCGGCGGCAAGGGCGAGCGCGGCGAGCGCGGCATGCCAGGCATGGCGGCGCCGGCGCCGGCGATCGTGGCCTGGCGCATCGATCGCAAGACCTACACGGCAACGCCGCTCATGGACGACGGCAACGCCGGCGCGCCGCTCGAGCTGCGCGAGCTGTTCGCTCAATTCCACGGTGAGGCCGGCTGATGGCTGACATCATCACCAAAATCCTAACGCCCGCCGATACCTACGATCTGCTCACGCTCGACGCGATCAAGCTCGCAATGGGCATCCCGCCAACGGACACGAGCCAGGACGCGCAGCTCGCCGAGGACATCACGCGCTATTCCGATGTCATCTCGTCGCTTTGCAATCGCGTCTTTGCCCGCGAGGAGGTGCGCGAGACGTGGCGCTGCCTGGGCTCACGCCGCATGTTCTTGAGTCATTGGCCGGCGGCCGAGGCGGACATCGCGTCGGTCGAGTCGCCGCGCGGCTCGACGCTCGATCCGAGCGTCTACGAATTCGAGGAGCAATCCGGCAAGCTCGAGCTGTTCGAAACGCGCAGCGAACCGATCGTTGTCACATATACCGGCGGCTACAATCTGCCCGAAGATGCGCCGCCGGCATTGCGCCAGGTTTGCGAGATCATGCTGCTCGAGGGTCGCGCGTTGCGGCGCTCGTTCGGCTCGAGCGGCATCCGGTCAATTTCACATCGTGAAAGCCGTGTGATGTTCTTCGATCCGCTCGTTTCGGGCGCGCGAGCGGCCCAGCAATTCGGCTATTCGATCAATTCGATCAATTCGCTTTTGTCCGCCTACATCCGCTTTGAGGTTTGACGATGACGATCGGCGGCGGCGTCAACTTCTCGACCATGGTTTTGAGTCCGGCGTTCGATGTGTTCGCACGGCCGGTCACGTTCTATCCGTATGTCTCGCAGCCGGCGGGCGCGTCCTTTCTCGGCCGCGGCTACTACTGGAGCGGGCCGGTCGATATCCAAACCGAGGACGGTGCGATCTATTCCGATCAGAAAACCGCGCTCGATATCCGGGACGTAGAATTCGCCGAGCTGCCGCAGCAAGGCGATCGCCTCGTTATCCCCGAAGCCGACGCCGGCCCGGCGCTCGGCGAATTCGAGGTCGTCGATATCGACAGCTACGATGGCGGCATGACCGTGCTCACGCTGCGCAAATGGTTGCCGCCGGCGCCATGAGCATCTCGGACACGCAGAGTTATTCCGCGATCATCCGGGATGCGCTCTATGCCAAGGCGGTGACGCTGCCGTTCTTTGCCGGCTTCACGTCGCGCCGCTGCCGGCAGCTCCAAATCCAGCCGCAGTTCATCCCGTATCTCGGCGTCTACATCGTCGAGGAAGCGATGGCGCCAGACGGCGAATATCAGACCAGCATGATCCGGTTTATCCATTCGCTGTGCATTGGTTTCTCGGTCATCATCAACAACAACGATCAGGTCGAAGGCGAGCTCAAAATCGACGAAGCCTTCTGGGCGTTGATGAATGGCATCTGGCGCGATCCCAAGCTGACGAATTTCTGGTTTTCCAGCTTGCCCGACAACGTCACGTTTCGCGGCGTCGAAAAAGGTACGCGCCGGCACAACTTCGGAACATCCGGGACCAACGAGACGCCGTTCGCAGAGTTGCAATATGACGCCTGGGTCGTCTACGGCGCCGAATACGGGCCGATCATTACCGACGATCTGTTGCGCATGCATGTCGAGATCGTCCCGGTTGAGGGCGACGAGGCGGTGCCGCCGGCCGACGCGGTCCAACGCATCATCCGCGAATATGAGTTCACGCCTGCACAAGGAGGAAAGACCAATGGTTGAGGTAAAGCTAACCGAGCGTCAAAAGCTGGTCGCCGAGCGCCAGGCGCAACTCAAGAGCCGGCTTCCGAAGCCCGAGGTCGTGCGCGTCGAGCCGTCAACCGACGTGCTGCGCAAGGCGGTGCGCCATCCCCGCGGCATCGGCTTCCCGCCGAGCGGCGCGGTCGAGTGGCCGCTTGACCGCTTCACCAAACGGCGGATCGCGGACGGCACCGTAAAGGTCGTTGGCGGCGAGAAGGGCGAAGCGCCCAAGCCTGCGCAGGCTGCGCCCGGCGGCCCGCCGCCGCCGAAGCCGACCGCCTAATCCAACAATCAATCATTAGGAGAAAGTGCGATGCCCATCAGCTTCAATCAAATTCCTTCAAATATCAAGGTTCCCCTGTACTGGGTGGAGGTAGATCCGTCGAAAGCCGGATTGCCGCAGCTCGGGCTGCGGGCGTTGCTCGTCGGCACCGCGACCGCCGGCGGGGACGCGCCGCACGACATTCCGATCGCGGTCGGATCGCAGGCGCAAGCCGACGCGCATTTCGGCCAGGGCTCCGAGCTCTCGCGGATGTTCAAGGCTTACTACGCGAGCAACCTGGCCAACGAGGTGTGGGGCCTGCCGGTCGCCGAGCCCAGCGGCGGCACCGCGGCCACCGGCAAGATCATCGTCACCGCGGCGCCGACCGAAGCCGGCACGATCCATCTCTACATCGCCGGCGATCACATCCCGGTCAATGTCGGCGCCACCGACACCGTCAACTCGATCCACACCGCCATCTCGTTTGCAATCAACGAGAACTTTGATCTGCCGGTGCATTCGGTCGGCGGCCCGACCGACGTGACATTGACCGCCGAGTTCAAGGGCGTTCACGGCAACGAGATCACGGTCGCGCTGAACTACTACGGCAGCATCGGCGGCGAGCGCCTGCCGCCCGGTCTGATCATGACGCTGCCGGCCGGCGGTGTGCTCGCTGGCGGCGTCGGCGTGCCGGTGTTCGATGCTGCGATCTCGAACATGGGCGAGCAGGAATTCGAATACGTCGCCATGCCCTACACCGACTCGACCTCGCTGTTCGCGTGGGATCAGGAATACGGCTTCACCGATGGCGGTCGATGGGGTTGGATGCGCGAGCATTTCGGCCACGTCTTCTCGGCCAAGCGCGGGCTCTATACCGACCTCATCACGTTCGGTAACACGCAGAATTCCGGCGTGATCTCCGTGCTCGGCTTCGAGGTGGCGAGCCCGTCGCCGTCGTTCGAATGGGCCGCGGCCTATTGCGGCAAGGCGCAGCGCGCCCTCATCGACGACCCGGCGCGCCCGCTGCAAACGCTCTCGCTCAATCAGATCAAATGCGCGCCCTTGCACAGCCGTTTTGATTTCGAGGAACTCAACTCGCTGGCCGAAAACGGCATCGCGATCCAAAAGGCCGGCACCGACAACCAGCCGATGATCGCGCGAGAGCAGACGCTCTATCAGCTCAACCTCTATGGCCAGAGCGACGACGCCTATGAGCTCGTGACCACGCTCGCGACACTGGCCAAGCTGTTGCGCAATCAGAAAGCCGCGGTGACCTCGCAATTCCCGCGCTGCAAGCTCGCCGACGATGGAACGCGCTTCGGGCCGGGCCAGGCGATCGTCACGCCCGGCATCGTTCGGGCGGCATTGATCGCGCAGTACCGGATGGACGAGTTCAACGGGCTGGTCGAGAACGTGACTCAGTTCAAGAACAACCTTCTGGTGGAACGCAACGTCAACGATCCCAACAGGCTCGATGTCCTTTATCCGCCGGACCTCATCAATCAACTGCGCATCTTCGCGGTGCTGGCGCAGTTCCGCCTGCAATACGACCGCGGCATCGACACCACCACGCTTCCGCCGATCGGCGTTACCGGCACGCTGCCGGCGGCGGCCTAACTTTCGTTCCTCGCATCATCAACCCGTAAGCAAAGGAGAAACCTATGGCCCAACTCTTTGCGGGCACGGCCTTCCTCTGGGCCGACAACCGACAACTGGCGTTGCGCGGCAACTTCACCGTCTCGCCGAGCAACGTCGAGCGCACCATGATCGCAGGCCAGGACCGCGTCCACGGCTATCAGGAGCTGCCGCGCGTTCCCTACATCGAGGGCGACATCTCGACCACGCCCGACTTGTTGATGGAAACACTCGAGGCGGAAACTGACGTGACTGTCATCGCGCAGCTCGCCAACCGCAAGCAGTACACGCTCATCCAAGCGTCGTGCAAAGCCGGGTTCGATATCAATACCCGCGACGGCCAGGCGCGCGTCCGCTGGGAAGGCGTGCAATGCGACGAGAGCTCGTGGTGAGCGCATGAACATACCCGTCCGCGAAGGGTTCGTCGCCGAGCAGCCGGTGGCGCCGGAAGCCGCGCCGGCCGCGGCGCCGGCGCGCGTCGAGACCTGGCCGATTAAGGTCAAGCTACTCCATCATCCGATCCGCAATCATAAGAACGAGGAAGTCCACGAGATTTCGTTCCGCGAGCCGACCGCCGCCGACATCATCCGCAACGGCAACCCGTGCCGCATCGATGCCGATTGGGAAATCATCATCGACGACCGAAAAATGGCGGCGATGGTGGCGACGCTCGGCGGCATCCTCACGCCCGAGGTCGAGCGGCTCGATCCGCGCGACTTCGCTTCGTGCGCCTTTAGGCTGCGGGGTTTTTTTCTGCCGGAGCCGGCGGCCTGGTAGGCACCGACGCCGGCGACAACTTCGTGCTCGACTGCTACTGGCTCGCTCGTTGGTATCACCAATGCCCCGACGTTTTTCTGTCCATGCCGATCTCGCATGTGCAGACGCATCTCAAATACACGCACCGCATCGGCGAGCTCAGGCGCCAGGCAAACGCCGACCGCGAGGATCGTTGAACAATGGCTGAAACAGAAGAACTACAAATCAAAGTAACGCTAGTCGAAGGTAACACCGTCGAGAAATTGCGCGAGATGCGCAAGGAGATCGAGGCGCTCGGCGGCGGCGGTACGGCGGCACAGCTCGAGCGGTTCAGCCGCCAGGCGCGCGACGCGCGCGAGAAAGGACTCAAGCCGTTCTCGGAAGACCTCGAGGTCGCAGCCAAGCGCATGGTCCCGTTCATTGGCGGGATCGGCGGCATCGCCACCGGCTTGATCGCGGTCGGCTATGCAGCGGACAAGGCGCTCGATGGACTCAATGACTTCGCGAAGGTGCAGGAACGCATCGGAGTCCTGAGCAAGCAGACCGGGTTCGATCCGGCGTTCGTGAAAATGTTTCAGGAGCAATTCAAGATCGCCGGGGTCGAGGACGCGACGCGCGACCTTCAAGGTCTGGCGCACACTATGGCCGACATCACGCGCGCCAATAGCGAATTCCGGCGCAAGATGATGGCAGGAGCCGGGCTCGAGGGCGCCGGCGCGATGCAGGAATTTCTCACGCAACTGACCGAGATCAAAGACCCGACGAAGTTCGCCAACAAATTGCGGGAGGGCCTCGAGAACATCAGGCGAAACGCTATCGCAAAATGGGGCGAGGTCGGCGGCACCGAAAGGTTCCGCAAGTTTGAAACCGAGCTGGGAATGCCAGACCTCGACCGATTGAAAAAGGATTTGCCCGCGGTATCCGCGGAGGAAAAGAAAATTCAGGCCGACCGCCAGAAGGCAGCAGATGACTACAACCAGGTTTCGCGCGAGATCGATGAGCATTGGGAGCACATCAAAGCCGCCTGGTGGGATCAGGCGATCACAAGCAGTCCGCTCATGTCGTCGATGCGCTGGATCGACGAGATGCTCAAACAGTGGGAGGACAAGGCCACGAAGGCAGAAGCGGCCAGCAAAGAGCATCCCGCGACGTGGCAGGAGCGGATCAATCCGTTCAGCGAAAAGGGCGCCGATTATTGGCGGGCGCAAAAGAAAGCGGCCGGCGTCGATGAACCCGACAACCCGATCAAGTCGTGGCTCAAGGAGCATGGGTTTTTCGAGAGCCAGGGTACGAGCCGCTTTCCGCAATTGGATACGCCGGCACCAGCCACGTCCACGCAAAGACGCCCAGGCGGACGGATGAAGCTCGGCGGCGGCGCGGTGCCGTTGATGGGCGGCCTGGCGCCCGACGAGTGGCCCGAGTCCACCAACATAGAGGACCGCCGCGGCGAGGCGCCGTTCATGGGCGATGACGGGCTCAAGGTGCAGCGCGAGCTCATGGAGCAGACCAAGCGGCTTGCCGACGACTTCGAGCAGGCGTTCGGAGTTGGCACCGGCGGGCTCGGCGGCGGCGCTCAAGGGCTGTTCAGCGGCGGCACTGGCGGCGGCGGTGGGCTCGCCGCCCAGGCGGGCCTCAACGACATCGGCGGCGGTGGTGGTCGCCACGGCGGCGGTGGCGGCGGCGGCGGCGGCGGCGGCGGCGGTGATGGCGGTGCGACGGGGCCAGATGATGGCGGCGGTTCAAGCGGAACTCTTGCCGAGCAACGCGCACAGTTTCAGAAGGAATTAGATGCTGATCCAAAACTAAAAGCCTTTGCCATCGACGCGATGCAACACGAAGGCGGCATCCAATCAAACATGGAACAATTGATGAATATGGCGGCCATGCGCCATCAGACGATAAGGAAGGCGCTTTTCTCTGGGCAGTATGGTCCGGTGCAGCATGGCTTGATCAGTGGAAACATCTCCGCAAAAACCGCAGCCGCGGGAGAAGCGGCACTTCAAAAAGTTTATGCCGGATCAAACATCACTGATTATTCGACCGACCAAGGTATGGCGGGCGATCCTAACTTCGCCAAGTATATGGCGGACCCCAAATATTGGGGGATGCACAAAGTTGAGAACGCTTGGTTTTCGGCTCACGGCGAGGAAGGCCGCAAATGGGCGGCAGAACAGCGCGCAAGGGATGCAGCCGCAGCCCCGGCGCCCGGCAACGACGAAGCCCGGCGGGCGAGGGCTTCATCATATAAAAATGACGGTTCTCAGCCCACGATAAGATCGCAAGAAGAAGCCGACGATTGGGTTTTTGGCACGGGTGCTTCGCGGGCCGCGCTCGACGACCAAATGGCGCAAAAGGTCGAGGGCACCGGCAAGCTATCGGTTCACGTCAACGCGCCGCGCGGCACCAAGGTCGGGGCCGAGGGTCGCGGTATCTTCAAGAAGACCGAGGTAACGCGCCAGACCCAAATGGAGCCGGCCGCCTCGTCGATGGCTTCGCAGTATCAGGAATAGCGATCGATGCTGATCACCGATCTACCCAATACCAAATGGCGCGATGAGTTGTTGCCCGCATCCTTCCGCGGCGCGTTCTTTCACGTCGAGGCGGGTAGCAAGGAGTCGGGGCGCGCGATCGTCGTGCATGAGTTCCCCAAGCGCGACCTACCCTATCCCGAGGACATGGGCCGGCGGACGCGGCAATTCTCGGTGCGCGGCTATTGCATCGTCTATCCGGTCAACACCGGCGAGCCGCTCTATAACCGCGACTACCGGATCGCGCGCGATTTGTTGTTCACCGCGCTCGAGGAGGAAGGCAAGGGCGTGCTCCAATTGCCGACTATCCCGCCGATGCTGGTGGTCTGCCCGCAATACCGTTGGACCGAGGAGCAGAAGCTCGGCGGCTATTGTACGTTTGATATGACCTTCGTCGAGTGGGGTGACCCGCCCGGCGCCGCGCCGACCGACTCACGCGACGAGCTCATCAATCAATCGCAGGCGGTGACCGCCCGCATGCTCGAGGTCATGAAAGGCAGCGACGCCGCGATCCGCGCGCTCGCCGGACTGCCGCCGCGCGCACCGGCGGTGACGCCATCGGGCGTCGGCCATGCTTAAAAGCGAAGCGATCGAAGCCGCCGGCATCTTGCAGCGCAGCCTGGGCGTGCTGGTCGCCGCGGTTCCGGCGCAAGGCCGCGCGGGCTCCGATCTGCGCCTGGCGTGCTTCGCGTTGCAGGCGAATGCTATGCGGCTCATCGGCGCTGACGCCGCCGGGCCATACCTCGCCAATTGCTTCGACCTCGCGCGCGCGGCCGGCGTGACGCAGCCGCAGCTCGCCCGAGTGCGCGTCTCGACGGGCGCCGAGCCCACGACGATGAGCGGCGCGACGCGCATCAAGTGGTCGATCATCGGCATGTGCTTGGCGGCCGAGGGGCGCGTGATCTCGGCGATGACTTTCACCAGCCGCGAGGACGCCGACGCGCTCAAGCTGCAAATGAACACGGTCTTTGCACAAGTCGAGGAAGCGGTCGCCGACGCGATGGATCAGATGACGTTCCAGGCAATGGTCTCTTTGCACGCCAGCATCATGTTTTATCTGGTCGAGACGGCGCGCCCGCTGCCGCGGCTTCTGCAATTCGCGTTCGCGCTGCCGATGCCGACGCTGGTCATGGCCTATCGGCTTTATGCCGACGCCAGCCGCGGCGACGAGCTTAGAGAAGAAAATAAAGTGGTTCATCCGGCATTTGCGCCGCCGGCCGGCCTGGCGCTGTCGGCTTAGATGGCCGACGACGCCGCGTCCGCGCCGGCGGCACCGGCGCCCGACCAGCTTCCGGGGCCGGTCTTCAACCCGGACGAGATCGCGACCGTCGTCGTCGATGGTCGCAGGTTTCAAAGCTGGAAATCCGTTTGGGTGCAGCATCGATGGGCCGAGGCTTATCCGCTGTTCCGCTTTACGTCCGCGGACATCGAGCAAGTGCCGGCCGATTGGCAAAAGCTGCAATTCAAGCCGGGCGACGAGTGCGCGATCTATCTCGGCAATGAGCTCGCGATCACCGGCGTCATCGTCACGCGCCAGACCGCCTATTCCAAGGAAAGCAAGGGCATTCAGTTCCAGGGCATCGGCGTCACGTGGTATGCGGCGCGCGCGAGCGTCATCCACAAGACCGGCAATTTCGACAACAAATCATTCATGCAAATCGCCGAGGAAGTGCTGGCGCCGACCGGGATCAAGATCATACCGATCGGCAACGTCAACGCAGAGCCGTTCGTCAAATGCCAGGTCGAGCCGGGCGAGACGATCTGGAATTTCCTCGAACGCCTGGCGCGCCCGCGCGGCATCGTGATGGGGAGCGACAAAGACGGCAACTTCTTGGCGATCGACGACCATACGATGCCGATCAGCGCGAGCTTGGTCGAAGGCGTCAACATCATAAGTTGCCAGGCGGTCATCTCGATCGAGAACATCTTTACCGACTACATTATCCGCGGCCAGACCGCGGCCAGCGACACGCAGAACATGGCGGCGGCTTCCGAGCAGGAGGCGCACTATCCCGGCACCGCGAAACGCTACTCGCCGGTGCTGACGCCGGCCGAGCAACCCGTGTGGAGCATCGGCGAGCTGCAAGAGCGCGCCAAGAACGAGTCGATATGGCACGAGGGCACCATCATCGAGGCGACCATCGTCGTGCAAGGCTGGATGCGGCCAGGCACGCATCAGCTATGGCGCGCCGGCGATGACGTGAGCGTCAAATCACCGATGGCGATGCTCGACATGGTCCTCAAGATCAGGACCATCACGTTTACGCAAGACCGCAATCAAGGAACGCTAACGGCGCTCGAGCTGGTCGCACCGTGGTTGCTCAAGGATGCCGGCGACTTTGACGTCAGCAATCCAACCGCGCCGCAGGCGCCCGATGCAAACGCCACGCCGGCGGCGCCGGTAACATCGCCGAGCGAGCCGCCGCCGCCAAACTTGGAGGAATAAGGATGCATCGCGCTACGCCGCTCAATACCAGCTTCCGCGCCTACTCGTCGGGCGGCGCCCGCACCATGATCAGCGGGGCCGACGACGGCAAAATGATGCAGGAGATGGCCGGCAACTTTATGAAGGGCGAGACCCGCGACAAGGTCGAGTCGCCGCAGAACTACGGGTTCTCGTCGGTGGTGCGCGCCGCCACCAAAGACGCGCAGGGAATGATCAAGGAAGCCGCCGAGGGGTTTATCAGCTTCATCGGCGGCAACCGATCGTTTCCGGTCTGCGCCATCATGGACGACCGGCGCCATCGCCCGATGGGTTTGAAGGAAGGCGAGAACGCGCAATATGACGACCTTGGGCAGATGACGTTGTTGCGCCGCGCCGGCTTGTTCCTGTTGTCGCTCGACGGGCCGGACGATAGCCAGAAGCAAAGCGGCGGCGGCCAGGGCGGCAGCGGCGGGTCGAGCGGGCAGCAACAAACCGTCAAACGCTTTGTTTCGATCCGGCACGTCGAAAAGAAAAAGCAGCAACGTAAAGGCGGCAGCGTTTCCAGCGCCGACGGCTCGAGCTCGAGCAGCGGAAGCGGCGGCATCGGTAGCGCGCGCGATACGAGCGGAGGAAGCGGTAGCGGCCAGAGCGGCGGACAGAGCCAACAAGATTTCAAGCACGAAGGCGAGAGCGTCAATCACGAAATCCGCGTCAGCAAGGGCCGCATCGAGTTCCGCTCGGGCGACAGCGTGGTCGGTTACTACGACGGCCAAAACAAGACCTGGGTCTTCATCGGCAAGATCAAGCTCGGCACCGAGAGCGCCTCGCATCCCGTCTACGGCGTCAATCAAGGGCTCGGCCACACGACCGATCCCAACGGCAACGATGCGGTGCTGGTCAACGCGCCGAAGCCGGGGCCGCCGACCTCGCTGGACACGAAGCCTTAAAGCGATGCCCGACATCCGGCTTGTCCAGCGCACCGATTTTCCGGGCCGCACATCGGTTTCGGTCGATTGGCTGTTGCTGGGCGACGGCACGCTCGACGATACCGAGGCGCTCGCGACCGCGGTCATCGTCGCGCTCGGCACCGATCGCCTGGCGTCGATCGACGACGAGCTGCCCGACCCGGACTCGACCGATCGGCGCGGCTGGTGGGGCGACCTCGACGCGCAGGAGATATGGGGCGGCTGGGAAATAGGCTCGCGCCTTTGGCTGATGCAGCGCGCGAAAATCACTGGTTCGAATGCCGCGGTCGGCTCAACGCTCGTTCGCGTCAAGCATTATATCCAAGAGGCAATCCAGCCGTTTCTCTCGCTGCGCATTGGCACGTCGATGGACGTGCAAGTCGAGCGGTTCGATACCCAGCGCATCGACGCCTTGGTGCGCCTCTATCGCGGGCCGCTCACCGCGGTCGAGCTCCGCTATCAAATCCTCTGGCAAGACATCATCGAGTGACGCCGCATGCCGTGGTCAACGCCGACGCTCAAATCCGTTCGTAGCCAAGTCCGCGATTTCATCCGCGGCTCGCTGCCGGGCGCCGACGCGAGCGTGCCGAATTCGGTCTTGCGCGTCATGTCCGATACGCAGGGCGCGCTCTGCCATCTCAATCTGCAATATCTCGACTGGCTGGCGCTGCAATTGATGCCGGACACGGCCGAGACGGAATGGCTCGACCGGCACGGCGACATCTGGCTCACCAATTCGGACGGCTCGACCGGCCGCAAGTCGGCGACGCTGGCCAGCGGGACCGCGAGCTTCCAAGGCCTCGTCGATGGCGCGCTCCTCCCGATGGGGACGCAGCTCTCGGCGGGCGGCACGCCGGCGGTCGGCTACGAGACGACGCAGGACATCACGACCTCGAGCTCGGCCCTGGTCGTCGGGCCGATCCGCGCGCTCGATCCCGGCTCGGCCGGCAATCAAGTGGACGGCGCCGTGCTGACGATCGCGCCCGGCGTCGCCAACATCGATAACTCGGCGACGGTCGTTCATCTCACCGGCGGCGTCGATACCGAGACCGACGACCAGCTTCGCGCCCGGATATTGCTGCGCATTCGCCAGCCGCCGATGGGCGGCGCGCAGGCCGATTACGTCAATTGGGCGCTCGCGGTGCCTGGCGTGACGCGCGCCTGGGCCGCGCCCGAGCAAGGACCGGGCACGATGACTGTTCGCTTCCTGATGGACGATCTGCGCGCCGACGATGACGGCTGGCCGACGCCGGACGACGTGCAAGCGGTCGCGGACTACATCGACGTGATGCGGCCGGTCACGGTGAAGGACTGCTACGTGGTGGCGCCGATTAAGGAGTTCATCGACATCACGATCGCAAACCTCGAGCCGGACACGTCGGAGGCGCAGGCCGAAATAGAGCAGAGCGTCCGCGATATGCTGTTCGCCAAGGCCGCGCCTGGTCAGACCATCTATGCGTCCTGGGTGAGCTACGCGATCATGAGCGCGCCGAGCGTTCAATCGTTCCAGCTCGTCACGACCGCCGATTACGTGATGCCATCGCTCGGTCATATGGCGGTGCTCGAAACGATCCTCTACCAATGACGCAGGCGTTAGGCTTCTGGGCAGAGCCGCTGCCGACCGACCGGCATATCCGGCGCAGCGGCGACGACTACACGCAGGCGTTTCTATCGCTCCTTCCGCAAGGCCAGGCGTGGCCGAAGCACGATGTCGGCGGCGTGCTGTTCGGCGTCTGCGACGGGCTCTCGCAGTATTGGGGTTTCGTGGACGGGCGCGCCGGCGATCTGCTCGAGCGCGAGAGCGACCCGCGGCAGACGGTCGAGCTCCTGCCCGATTGGGAACGCAACTTCGGCCTGCCCGATCCTTGCTACGCCGAGCCGCAGACCATAGGGCAGCGCCAGCTCGCGCTCGTCATGCGGATGACGATGCAAGGCGGGCAATCGCGCCAGTTTTTCATCAATGTCGCGGCGATGCTCGGCTACGACATAACGATTACTGAATATCGCACGTTCGTTTGTGGCATCGATCGTTGCGGAGATAATCGCGTCTACGGCGACGGCTCCGATCCGATGTACAACGAATGGGGCATCCCGATCAAAAATCCGAATGGGCAGAACGTCGCCGGCGGCGAGCTGTCGGAATATCCGTATTACGGGCTCGGGCCTGAAACCAACCGTTTCTATTGGACGGTGCATGTCCATCAAGCCGCGCTGACGTGGTTCCGCGTTACCAAGGGCCAGACTGGCGTCGATCCGCATTTGCGCATTGGGCTCGCGACCGATCTTGAATGTTTGTTAAATCGCTGGAAGCCGGCGCACACCGAAATCATCTTCGACTATTCCGGTATTGGAAAGCCGGGCGATCCAATGGCAGGGACACCATGAGGCAACGGCAATGAAATACGAGCAACCGTTCGGCGTCAGCGACCCCAACGCCTCCTATATCAACGGCAATCCATCGACCGGGACGATGGGCTCGATCCCGCCGGCGGCTTCGATCGAGAACCCGCAGCGCGAGATCGTCAATTTCATTGCCGATGCTAATTTGGTGCCGGCCGATACCGACCTGCATCAGCTTGGCAGATCGGTGCAGAGCAACGGGGTTATCTACTGCGACGATCAGGGAACGCAAAACCAGTTGGCGATAACTTTGAGCCCGCCGATCACCGCGCTGATCAAGGGAATGGTATTCATCGTCAAGTCGCCGATCTCAAACACCGGGCCGTCAACGCTCAAGGTCAATGCGCTTGCGCCGATTGCCATCGTGCGCTCGACGGATCAGGCGCCGCTTACCCTTGGCGACATCTCGGCGAATTGTCTGCAAGCGTATGGTTACGACGGCACGCATTTTCAGATGGTCTGGTCGCAACGCCAGCCGGGCGCGCCGATCTACCTGACCGCACCGCAGACTTATTATGTCAATGGTACAACCGGACAGGACACTTACGACGGCACGACGGCACTTGTCGGAGGCGGTCATGGGCCGTTCAAGACGATCCAGAAGGCGTGCAATCAAATACCGCTCTACAACATGAACGGCTACAACGTCACGATCAATGTTGCGGACGGCACCTACGCGAACTTTGTCGTCCCGCCGCAGAACGGTTCCGGCAACGTAATCCTAAACGGCAACACATCAAATCCAGCCGCTTGCTCGGTTGTCGGCACCAACGTCACGGCAATTTTGGTGCGATCAGGCAATTATTGTATCATCGACGGATTTAAGGTGTCGGCCTCCGGGCCGTCAACTCCTGGCGATGTCATAGCCGGCGTCTGGGCTCAATTAGGCGGCACGTGGGCTTATCTGGAGCACATGGAGTTCGGCACCTGTACGGGGCCGCACATGTTTGCTCAATTCGCCGGGACCATCGCAAATCTAAATCCGCATTCACCTTGGAAAATCACCGGCAATGCAACCTATTTCGCTCGCGCCGACGGTGGCGGCTCGACAATCGGCAGCAACGCCTTTGCCGGCCCCGATGTCACTATCCCTGGGGCGATCTACTTCAGCGGCGCATTCATTGAAGCCTCCTACGCCGGCGCAGCCGGTCTTGTATTCGGGGCGCTGACGGGCGCGGCCAATGTGACTGGGTTCAAATTCCTGGTGTCGCTGAATGGCGTGATCGTGAGCGGTGGCGGCGGCGTGAATTATTACCCAGGAACGGGCGCCGGAACGGCCTCAAGCGGAGGGCAATATTTATGATCACGGGCAATCTTTCCGATTGGTACTGGTTCGTGGCTGGCGATCAAGCAAACGTCTGGTCGAGCGCCCGCGCGATGTCGGTTCCGGTCGATGATCAGCAATACCAAGATTGGTTGGCGATGGGGTACCGATACACAACGCCGATCGGCTCGATGGCTGAACTGCGGTCGGTGCTCGCGGTGCAGTATCCGCCGGGCACGCTGGAAACTTATGCGGCCTATTTGCGCTCCAATAAGGCGAGCGGCGGCTGCACAATCGGCGGCGAGCCGTACCTGACCGATCCTGTGTCGCGAAACACTGTTGCCAGCGCGCACGACTATGCAGTGGCAAATCCCGGTCACATCACCGATTGGAAACTGGCCGATGGCACGTTCATTCAATTGGACGAGCCTGGGCTTGCGCATGTGCTCCAAGAGATGGCGACGTTCGTGCAGACCTGTTTCTCATGCGAGAGCACCACGCTCGCGGGCATCACCGGCGGCACGATCACGAGTCTGGCGCAGATCGATGCTGCCTTCGCCGCCATCTCAAATGTGCTCCCATAGAGATTAGCCGCAATGGCAATCGTCAACATAACCGTCGATAACGACGCTGACTTCTATCAACTATTCCAATACGTCTCGACCAATCCCGATGGCAGCATCGGGCAACCGATCAACATGACCGGCGCCGCGCTGGAAATGATGCTACGCAGGCATGCGGCGGACGACACCGCGGTGCTTCGGCTGGCAACGGACAGCGGCGAGTTTGTGCTGACCGACCCGATCAACGGCTACTTCACGCTGAAGATTACCCAGGCCGTGCTCGAGCAGCTCGGCATCGGCAGCTATGACCAATCAAACATCATGGCGCTCGGCGGCCTCAAAACGAAGGTATGGGGCGGAACGATCGTCGTCAATCCGGGGCCGACGCGATGAACTCCGTCGAGGTCATCACCGATCCTCCCATCACCGTCGCGGCCGATGTCGCCGATGCGCTCGTGCTGCTCGGCCCCGGCGATGTGGAGACGATCATAACGGGCGTGCAGGGACCGCCCGGCCCTCCCGGCCCGGCCGGCGGCCCGCCTGGACCGTCTGGCCCGCCCGGCCCGCAGGGACCATCCGGTGGGCCGCCCGGCCCAGCGGGGCCGCAGGGCATTCAAGGGCCGCAGGGTCCGGCGGGGCCGCAGGGAGCGGCCTCGACCGCACCGGGGCCGCAGGGACCGCCAGGGCCGCAAGGGCAACAGGGACCGGCCTCGACCGTGCCGGGACCGCAGGGACCGCAAGGCGCGCAGGGCGCGCAGGGATCGCCGGGCGCGCAGGGGCCGACCGGAGTGACGGGCGGGCAAGGCCCGGCCGGGCCGCCTGGACAGACAGGTCCGCAGGGGGCCACGGGTGCGGCATCCACGGTGCCGGGGCCGCCGGGCGTGGACGGCAATACCGTGCTCTATGGCGCGGCCGATCCGGTCGCTGCGACCGGCGCCAACGGCAATTTCTTCATCAACACGACTTCGCATTTTATGTTTGGTCCGAAGTCTGCCGGCGCTTGGCCGGCCGGCGCTTCGATGATTGGGCCGGAAGGCCCGACAGGGCAAACCGGAGCGCAAGGATCGGCGGGCGCAACGGGAACCCGAGGTAGTCTCTGGTATGAAGGCATTGGTCCGCCTCCAACGGGAAGTGCGACAGAAACATGGAATGCGGCCGACCTTTCCGCAGTCACGCTGACCAACAACAATCTAACCGCTACGGGGACGGCGGCAGGAGGCGTGCGCAGCACTGCCGGGCTGAGTTCCGGCAAACTTTATTACGAAGGCAAGATAACCGCCATTCAAACTAACAGTTTGGGGATTGGCATCTGCACGGCAGGTGCGAATTTGGCAACAATCAATACAGCGTATGCCAATGCCGCTGCAGTAAATAGATTGGGGATCATATTTCTCAACGGTAGCAACTCTGGCGTTTCGCTGGGCATGCGAGCGGTCAACGATATTATCGGACTTGCTGTTGATTTAACCGCGCGCCTGATCTGGTTTCGGGTCGCGCCGGCCGGAAACTGGAACGCCAGCGGGACTGCAAACCCGGCGACCGGCGCAGGCGGCATCAGCATCAGTGTTTTAACCGGAGCAGTATTTTGCCTTTTTTCATCTGGCGCTAACGGCGACGCAGTCACCGCGAATTTGGGCGCCAGTGCATTCAGCGGGGCTGTGCCATCGGGCTTTTCCGCAGGCTGGTTCGCGCCTGCGATCAGTGGGCTGCTCGTCGGCGACAACTATCTCAACGGCAGCAACGGCGATGTCTACACGCTGACCGCAACGGGCTGGGGTTCGCCGGTCGGCAATATCCGCGGACCGCAAGGGCCAGCGGGAGCAGGTTCGCCTTCAACTGTCCCGCCGATCATGGACGGCGTTGCGACGGTCGGCATTTCAACCAACTTCTCCCGCGAAGATCACGTTCATCCAAGCGATACATCTCGCGCGCCCCTCGCATCGCCGGCCTTGACCGGAACCCCAACCGTACCGACCGCAGCGCCCGCAACCAACACAACACAGGCCGCGAGCACCGCGTTCGTCACGGCCGCAGTCGCAAGCCACCCCTCGGTGCGGGCGATCAGAATGTTCAACGCCAGCGGCACTTACACCCCTACCGTTGGCATGACCACTTGCATCATCGAAATGGTTGGTGCCGGCGCCGGCGGCAACGGTTACGCAGCCCAAAGCAGCTTTTACGATATCGGCGGCGGCGGCGGATCAGGAGCATATGCGCGCAAATTCGCAACCGCCGCCCAGATCGGCGCCTCACAAGCCGTGACCGTGGGCGGCGGCGGCCCCGGCGGCCCCGGCACTACGAACAGCGCCGGCTATGCCGGCGGCGATAGCAGCGTCGGCGTGCTCTGCGTCGCCAAGGGCGCCCCATCGAACGGCAGCGGCTTGGCTCCCGGTGGTGGCGCCGTCCTGGCCGGCTGCGTCGGGGACTTCACCGCCCCCGGCAGTCCAGGGCAATTCGGCGTTCAAGCAGCCCAGGGCGCCACCGTCTTCACCGGCGGCGCCGGCGGCAGCAGTATGTTGGGACCGGGCGGAATGCAAACACAATGGACCGCGACAGTCCTCACCGGCAACAACGCCCTCGGATACGGCGGCGGCGGCTCGGGCGGCTCGATCGGACAAGCCACCGGTGGCGTGGGCGGCGGCAATGGCGGCAACGGCGTCGTCATGATTACGGAATTTTAGGGACAGCGCCGCATGGGCATCTATATCGTAATCGAGCAAGCGACCGGCATCATCGACAATCGGATCGTGCTGGACGATCCGGCACAATGGGAACCGCCGGCAGGTCATGTCCTTGTCGAGGAAACGGGCGAGCCGATGGCAATCGGCGGAACATACATTGATGGTGTTTACACGCCGCCGCCGGAACCAGAGCCGGTGCCGGAGCCACCGCTGCCGCCACAAGCCGATCCGCAAACGACCGTGCTCTACGACCACGAGAACCGGATACGAGCGCAGGAAGGCGCGCCGCCGCTGTCGCTGGCCGAGTTCCTGATTAAGGCCGCTCCCACATGATGATCCCCGAGAGCTATCGCCCTTGGCTTCTGCTCGCCGGCTTCCTTCTGATCCTCGTGGGCGGGATCTGGGTCGTGCATACGCTCGAGGCGATGTATCCGTAGGAAGGCAGAGCGATGGCGCCGATCGAGGAAACGGGTAAGGCGGTGACGGCGACTCTCGATGCCATGAAATCGACGCCGCTCGCGATCGCGCTCTTGGTGGTCAATGTCGCGTTCCTGGGGGTCGCCGCTTATGTGCTCGGCGAAGTGGCGGCCAATGCGAGCGAACGCAATAAGGCGCAGCTCGAGCTCATCACCAATCTCGTTCGCGACATCCGTGATTGCCGGCAGGGACCGCCGACGCTATAGTCACACGTCAACCCAAACCCACGGCAGCTTTCGCCCTCGCGCAATGCGGGGGCTTTTTTTTGCCCTCACCGCAACAGACCTTCGCGCATGGCGATAGCGACGGCGTGCGCGCGATCGACGGCGTTGAGATTGAGCAGGATCGAGCGGACGTGCTTGCGGATGGTTTCCGGGCTGACCTCGAGCTGGCGGGCAATGTCTTCCGTCGCTCGCCCCTGGGCGATCATGCGCAGCACGAGAAGCTGGCGGTCGGTCAGCGTGTGCGACCGAGGCCGCCGAGGAGGCTTGGCCATGCCGGTCTCGTGAAAAGGAAGCATGTTGGAAATACCTCATAAATGCGGCTGATACAAAGCGGGCCGCCCGCTACCGCTACCCGTTCGGGTAAGTCAATAGATTGTGACGGCGGCTTAAAATTCAAGCCTTGACTCCCATTACTTGTGCCGGTGCCAAGGCCACTCCCCCTAGCTCTAGATGAGTCGGATAGGCGGCAAATAAATTCAGCACAACTACCCGCTCGGGTAGTGCTACTTATTGCCTCGGTCGGGTTGGAGGGCGGACTCCATTGGCCACTGTCAGCGAGCGCAACGCTGCGATCGGAAAACGGACCACCGAGATGCGCGAGGACCGCGGGCTCACGCAGGCGGCGCTCGCCGCGGCGATCGGCGTGAGCAAATACATGATCTATCGTTTCGAGCACGGGCATACCCGCATTGCGATCGAGTACCTCGAGAAGATCGCCGCGGCGCTGCAATGCCGCGTCGAGGATTTGCTCGCGCCGCCTGGCTCGCCCTTCCGCAAGCGACGATTGAGGGGACGCAATGGCAATGACGTATGACCGCTGGAAGGCGACCGAGCTCGAGCCTTACGACGACCGCCTGGCGCCGCTGCGGTGCCGCTACCACGATGGCGTCTGCCGGTATGATTGCGCCAGCCGCGGCTCGCGCTGCCTGATCGATGGCCTCGTCGATCTGGCCTGGGCTCTGGGGCGAGGACGAGGAGGGCGAATGAAATGGCGGCCACGTATCACGGCTGGCGCGACAAGGACGGCACCGCGCACGTCGAGGCGGACGGCGCTCCACTCGATCTGCGGCTCGATCTCGACAACCACTCGCCGACCGGCATCGAATGGGGATACGGCGGGTCGGGACCGGCGCAGCTCGCGCTCGCGCTCCTAGCCGATGCGCTCGACGACGACGCGCTCGCCTTGCGGCTTCATCAACAGTTCAAACGGAAAAGCATCACGCCGATCCCGCGGGATCGGGAATGGTGGATGACCGACGAACAGGTGCGCGCGATCGCCGCCGGTTTGTCGAGACTATGAGGGGCAGACTGATGAAAGGCACCATGCTGGTTATCCCGGTCGCCGGCCGGCCATCGGTGACGGAATATAGGATGCCGATCGATCTGCCGGCGTTGCAGAAGGCGGTCGGCGGCTACCTCGAGGTCGTGCCCTATTTCAACGAGATATTTCATGGCGGCCAATGGCGACGCTGCGTCGCGTTCGCCGATGAGGACGGCAAGCGCAAGCAGCTTCCTTACAATGGCGTGGCGCACATTTGCTGGGACGAGGCGCTGCGCCGCCGGCCACGGGCCAAGGGTCAGCCGCCGCCAACGTCCGCGCCGGACTATCTCTGCGGCCCGGTGGTGGTGCTGTTCGGCGACGATGAATGGATGAGCGAGCTATGAGCGAGCGCGTGCTGTTCGACGCTGACCGCAAAGGGCCGCGGCGCTGCGGCGATTGTCAATTGTGCTGCAAGCTACTTCCGGTGCAGACGCTGGCAAAGAAGGCGAGCGAGCGTTGCAGGCATCAGAAAGCCGGCAAGGGCTGCGCGGTCTATCGCCGGCCAGGCTTCCCACCGGAATGTCATTTCTGGTCCTGCCGCTGGCTCTTGCACGAGTCGGGCACCGAGAGCATGCGGCGGCCCGATCGCGCGCACTACTGCATCGACATGATGCCGGATTACATCACGATCATCCACAATGAGACCGGCGCGCGAACCCGGTGGGAGGTCGTCCAGATATGGTGCGATCCCGGATACCGCGACGCGCACTGCGATCCGGCGCTGCGCGCGTTCCTCGAGGCCAAGCGGATACCGGGGATCGTGCGGTTCAGCGAGACCGACGCGCTGCATCTCATCCCTCCCTCCCGAAGCGACGACAACCAATGGCATGAGGTCACCGGCGCCATGCGAGAGACAACGCACACGCCGGCTCAGATCGCGGCCGCGATTGGCGTGCATACGCAAGTCGTGATCAATGAGTAAGAAGCGCGACGAAACTGTCTTGATTTGCATGCCGGCGCCGAAAGTCGGCGAGCCACTCATTCTTGCCGACAACGTGCTCGACGTCTGCGGCTGCGGCGCCAGCGTGCAGCGCCGCCCGCATACGCCGAAGGGCGCGCGGATCGTGTGCGTCGGGTGCCTTGAAAAGCGCGGCGTGCAGCCAGGCGACGAGCTCGTGATCACGCCGCGGTCGGTGATCGAGCTCGCCACGTATTTCGGCGCGCGCAAGCCGCCGGGAGGCGCCCATTGATCCGGGTCTTACACCGCCCGCGCCCTTCTCCCTTCCTTCTCCCCCCGTTTTCCCCCCGTTTTCCCCCCGCGTCCAAAGCGATATTTCTCTTTCGCCGGACCCGCCGGGGTCCACAGCTCTAGTGGACACTAAATGGACACTGTAGCCTTTTTCTTTTGTATGTCTTTGATATTATTATCGTTTTTTAGATTTAGGGACGCTCCCTCGGGGCGTATTAATGCTAAACTGAGCAATGCCTTAAGATGCGAGAAGCCTTTGATTTATCGGTAAAACAAGTGCATATGAGTGCATAGCCGTCCACCGCCGTGCATAGCCGTGTAGTGGACACTAAGTGGACACTGGAACATGCCGAAGCCTCGAAACCCCAAGCTCGACAGCCCGACCGCCCGCGCCAAGCTGGCGCCCGCCAAGAAGCCGTATTGGACGACGATCGCGCCTGGCATCTCGCTCGGCTACCGCCGCAACGAGGGCGCCGGCACTTGGTCGGTTCGCGTAATCGGCCACGGGGCGACTTGGATCAAACGCCTTGCCATTGCCGACGACCTCGAGAAAGCCGCGCCACCGACCGTCCTAGGCTACTGGCAGGCCATCGAGGAGGCGAGGAAGCTCGCGCGACAGGAACCGGGCGCGCCGGTGGACGATAGCCGGCCGGTAACGGTGGGCGAGGCCCTCGACGGCTACGAGCTCGATCTCAAGGCGCGCGGGGCCGACATCGCGAATGTGCGGCGCCCTCGGAAGGCCATGCCGTCCGCGCTCCTGGAGAAGCCGGTGCAGCTTCTCACCGCCGGCGAGCTCAAGCGGTGGCGCAACAGCCTCGTCGGAGGCATAGCCTCAAAGGGCCGGGCGGCGGCCAGCGTCAACCGCATGGTCAAGGGGCTGCGCGCCGCGCTCGTCCAGGCCGGCGAAAACGATCCGCGCATCCGCAATCAGGCCGAATTCAAGATCGGGCTCAAGCCGCTGCCGGGCGCCGGCCGGGCGCGCAACATCATCCTAACCGACACCGAGGTCCGCGCCTTCGTCGCCGCGGCCTATGCGCTCAATCCGGCGCTGGGGCTACTGTTCGACGTGTTGGCGGTCACCGGGACGCGGCCGTCGCAGGCCATCAGGCTTACGGTTGCCGATCTGCAAGCCGACCCGCGGTCGCCGCGGCTTCTGATCCCGCGCTCGGGCAAGGGCGGGAACCGCGATCGGATCGAGCGCAAGACGGAGCAAGTCCCGGTCCCGATCACGCTTGGCCTGGCGCACCGGCTGCAAGCCGCGGCCGCGGGCCGCCCGGCAACCGCGCTTCTGTTGTGCCAGGGCGACGGCTCGACTTGGCCGCGCGAGCCGCTGAAGCATTATAACCGCCGCAAGCTCGTCCAAAGCATCGGGCTCGATCCCGCCGAGGTCACGACCTACGCGCTGCGCCACTCGGCGATCGTGCGCCAGCTCCTCGCCAACGTCCCGATCCGGCTCATCGCCGCGCAATGCGATACGTCGGTCGCCATGATCGAGAGCAACTATTCCAAGCACATCGCCTCGCACGGCGACGAGCTGTCCCGGCGCGGCTTGCTGGCCGACGAGGCGCCGGCCGACAACATCGTCGCATTCCAAAAAAAGGAAGTTGATCGATGAGCGAACCGGATTTGAATTTTATTGCTCGCCAGATCGAGCGTCTCGTTAGCGACGTCGCGGGCGTGCGCGATGATATGGCCGTGCTGACCTCCATCGTGCTGCGGCAGGACGGAACCCTGACGGCGCTTTTGCAGGAGACCCGCGCGACGCATGCGCAAATCGCGCGGATGAATAATCGCATCCACAAACTTGAGGACACAGCACCATGATGCGCTTTGCTCCCGCTCTATTTGGCAGAGCCATCATGCCTCTCGGCTCTATCTGCTCGACTCGTTCAAGAACCAGCCTGAGCTATTTCGCAAGCGCCTCGCCACCGCGACAGGAGAACCGAGATGACCCGCGAGCCAACTCATCACTTCATGCGCCGTTTGCTGCAAGCAGCACTGCGCGAAAAGGAGGCGGCCATAGCCGCACTCGTCGCCGAGGCAGACCCCATCCGCAAGAAGCTTGCTGATCTTGATAAAGTGCTTGTCTCGCGGAAAAGGGACGGCGCTTTGGTCAAACCCTGGGGCGCGGTGATTTCAGACGAAGAATCCCTCGCCAGGGCAACAAAGCGCAGGGCTTTGAAATGACCCGCGAGCAAGCGCTGGCCTATATCGGACTCTGCGTCGACGACGCTTCTCGACCAACAAATCGATCGCGAGTTCGACCGCCTCGTCGCGATTTCTGTCGAACGTATCCCGACGACCGGGCATGTCCCGGCAACCATTAGTTTGAAAGGGTAACTGAAATGCGTTTTGCTCAAGCTCTATTCCTCGCGACGTTGATCGTCGCATCCTCGCCCGCGCATGCGCTCGAAGTGGGCGAAACCGTCCAATTCAAAGGCGAGGTTCCCCAAGGCTGCACGTTTTATGGCGACGCACGCGAATTGCTGCGGCTGCGGACGCTGGGCAATTATCGCGGCGCGCAGTTCTATGTGGACAGTCTCGCCATCGATCGCGAGATGGCGATCGTTCGGGCCGTGCGACCCAATCCGCTTCCGTTGTACGTTGACGGGAAGGTTCGTTATTGCGGCGAGCTCGGCGGTCTAACGAAGGAATATCTCGTTGTCCGAAAGTCTCCCGCCGAGACCCTCAAAAGCGCCGTCCCCTTGGCGCCTGGGCATACGGCATATGATCCGTTGCCGATGGCATGGTTTTGCGTTGTGCCGACAATGACATACGATATTCGTAAGATTGACCCCAACAAGCCGCGCGAGCCCGAGCCGGACCCGAAGACCTATTGCATCTGGGCCTTTCTGAGCGACACGCAGCCGGCCAAGCAATCGGGCCTCCCCGCAGCAGGAGAGGAATGATGACCATCATGATGGCGAAGCTCTACGACGCGCTGCGGGCCGGCAATGTCCCGGACGAAAAGGCGCGCGCCGCTGCTGAAGAGGCCGCAGCATACGAGAACAGAGCCGCGCGGATCGACACCGATCTCACCGTTCTAAAGTGGATGGTGGCGACCAATCTCGCCATGACGATCGCGATCCTTTTCAAGACGTTTCTATAGCGGCTCGCAGTGGACCGCGCATGTCAGCTCGCCGGCAGGGCGCCGGCCGATAACGTCGTCGCATTCCAAAAAAAGGAAGTTGATCGTGACCGCCCCGAAAACACTAGGCGAATATCGCGACTTCGTTGCCCTGATCGCCGACGAGGACAGTCCCGCCGTCAAATTCTTCGATGACAAGATCCGGGAGCAGGGCGCGAACGAGCGGGTGATTGCCGACGAAAGTCAGATGCTGATGCTGATCGGATCATTACTGACCTATTTGAAGTGAATGAAAACCTCGACAACCTTCTCGCCGTCGTTCCAGATTGCCGCATTGGCTCGCCATCTTCATCCCATCTGGTGCGCAGAACTCTCGTCTGCGGACCGGAATGGCACGAGCGGGAATGTTGGTTCGCAGTCAGGGCAGCCGCAACCGTAATCCACGACCCATCCGCATTTGGGGCATGCGATGTCGTCCCATGATGGCCTCGGAGTCTCGGCTTGTTTTATGATTGACATAGCAATCCACACTCCACGTCATGCTCCTCGGCGACTTCCTCGAATAGCTCTGGCGACCGGGCTATCTCTTGCAGGAGTCCCGCGTAGCTATCGCGGCGGTCAAACCAGCCCTTCACGCTCTCCTCCTGATCGATCCACCACCTTGCTGACGCCGGGCTTTGCCGGATCAGGCGCTTACGCAGACCGCGACCCTTGAGGAAGCACAAGTCACAGTTTCCGCCACTCGGCTCTAAATCAAGGTCGAACGGTTGTTCTCGCCAGAACTCGGTTACATCCCGAAGATGTCTGTGAGCCTTGGCGAGGGGTGCAACACATCGGCGGCCGTCCCGCTCGTTGCGCTCCAGCATCTTAAAGACGCGCATGCCCTCATCATCCCGCAGGCCGATGATTTCGGCATATCCGGCCTCAAACCCTTTTGATTTGAGGAAGGAAGCCATCGCCTTAACCTTGAGGACTTGCGTGCAAAATCTTGCCTGCCAATTGGGCGGCATCCCCTTTTTGGCGATGAGCGCCGCAAACGGCTCCCCAAGTCGGCTGGCTGAATTGTATCCGACCTCCTCAAAGCCCTCCGGGGTGTCCCGCCACTCGATCCAATGCACCTTGACTGCCCAGCGCGTCCCGCATTCGTGAACGAACCGCAGGGTTTCCTCGCGCTCCTTGCCTGTGTTGGCGAACACGACCAGCACCCCGGATGGCAACGAGCCGCCATGAGCCGCAAGTATCTCATGCAACATATAGCCCGAGGTACGGCCACCACTGAACGAGATGGTGGCGGGGGCTTGGATCAGGAACGGGTTAGGTTTCGCTAACATGAATGGTTTCCACTATTCTCGTGTGCGGCGCGGTTCACAGCGCCAACTCCACTTGCTTTGCCGAGACGGCCCAACTCGATCCGCACTGGCGCTGAACGATGTCGCGCAAGACGAGCGCTGCCCCGATCATGAGCACGCCAGAGGGTGCCATGATGCCCGGCGCAACGGGGATCAGGCACGGGCCGTTCGGTATGCAAACGGTGCCGAAGTTGCCAATCAGCCAATTCGCGGCCGGGATTGTGAGGATATAGAGGGCAATAAGGATCATGGGATTAGCTTTCAAAATCCGGTGCGCTCACCTGCTGTCTGCGCCCTCGCTGCCGTTTCCCTTTTTTGGCTCACCGGCGTCGAGGCGCTCCTGCAACGCGCGGATCGTCTCGATGGCCCCGGTCGCGCGGCCCACAAATTCGGCAACGCGCTCGCCGGCAATCTGTGAATGCTTGCGCATGGCTGTGGCGAGCTCGCGCATGTTCTCCGCAATCTCGAAGGCGCCGTCTTGAAGGGCTTGTGCGGCCCGCTCGATCTCGTGCGCGGCTGACTCGCCGATCTGATCGACGGCTTGCACGGTGACGCCGGCGAGCGCCAGCGGGTCACGGACGCGAGGCGGCATGTAGTTATTCTCTTGGTCGCGGATGTAGTCTCGCTCGTTATCGGTGGTCATGCTTCCTCCTTGTGACGTGGGTCATGGGGATTTCTGCTCAAGGCCCACCAGTAACTGCGCCTGTAGCGTTACCAACGTATGGTACGGATTTGGCTGACGGCGGTCCAAGCCGATCCTCCAGGCTCTTGATCCACCCCGCGTCATCGATGCAGGTTTGGCAGTGATCAAATGGGCAGCCGGCGAAGTGCCAAAGGCGGCGCAAATCGGCCCGCAGCCGCTCGATCTCGGCCTCGCGGTTGCCGATAAGCGCGTGCAACAGCGCGTTGGCCTTCATCAGGTCATCGCGTTCCGCACGTAAGCCTGTCATCGGTTGCATCTCCAATATCGCCATCCGTTTTCCTTGACGTACCATGTGCGTCCGCGCGGGCCGCAGACCGGATCGGCGCGCGGCTTGAGCGGCGCGATCGGCGCCTCGACCGGCAGCGCGATGCGCTCGATCGCCACCGGCTTCGGCGCCGGCGCTTCGACCGGGAGCTCGGCGACCGCGGGCGTTGGCAGCGGGAGCCGATCGGACTTGCCTTCGGCGACGATAGGCGCCTGGCGCTCAACGGGCGCTGCGGGCGCGACTGCGGCGGGGCGGGCGATATAGATGCCGAGCACCGCAGCGGTCACCGCAATCCCGAAGGTAGCTGCGCCAAGATGAGTCATGTCATTTGCTGGACTGCTTGCCGCAGCTTGCTCCGCGAGGCGACGAGGGCTTTCCCAAACTTGCTGATCGGCAATAGGTTCTCGCGATACGAGCGATAGACCATGTATTTGGTCATTCCCAATTCCGTGGCGATCGCATCGGCTCCGATGAGCAGATCATCGGCGAGGCTCGCGTTGTTGCTGTCGGTGTCGGAGGTCACTTGGCGTTCCCCTCATGCTCCCGGCGCCATTGATCGGCGGCCTCCATCGAAATTACGATGTGACTCCCAAATCGCATCTCGCGTGGCCCGAGTCCTTGTCGCCGCAGGATATAATAGAGGCTCCTGCTTATCCCGAAGGCTTTGCAGAATTCATCGATGGTCAAAGCGAGCCGCGGGCTCGCCTTTTCCTCTTCCTCTTGTTGTTGGTTCGAGCGCGCCATTATCTCGGCATGTCCTCTGCCGCCCCGGTCGGGGAGCTCTCGGCGGTCGCCGGCTGCGGCGCTATCGGCTCGAGCGGCGGGAATGTTTCATCGGCCGACGCCATTCCGTCACTGACTGCCTTCGCCATCGCGATCACCCTAGCAATATCGGGCGCCAACCATGATTGGTTCGGGCGGCCGATGACGCGCTCGACCCGGTTGAGCGCAATCGGAATGCGGGCGAGGCCCTCAAGTGTGCGCTGGCGATAGTTTGCCAAGTCCTTGCCGATCTTATCGACCAAGGAGTTGCGCGCATGCTCGAAAGCATAATCCGCATAAATTTGCAGGCTGTTGATGATGCAGTTGCGGATCGCCTTGCTCTGGCCGATCTGATAGGCGATGTCGAGCTGGCGGTCGGCGTCTTTGGTCTTCATCGAGGTTTGGGATTTGCGTTGACGGTACGCGCGCTCCATGCTGAAGCCGGTTTCGATGTCGGAAAACCGCGCATAGAAAACCCAGGCATCGCCGACGTCGATTTCGCGGACCTCGTTTATGTTGTTGCCGAAGATGCGCGCCACGTCATTGGCGAGTTTGATGCTCGGCCCTTCGATCCAATCCTGGCCGCCGTCCTTCTTTTTGACCGGAAAGCGATAAAACCAATCGGGTCCGGCGGCGGCGGCGAGTTGTTCGAGCTTCTGCAAAATCCTAGCCTCGTCGCGATGCACAGCAACAAGTTGCGCGCCGATGACGCGATCGGCGAGCCCGGCGGTCGGTCGCACGAGGCTATGACCGGACGGGACTGGTTGCTGCAATTGGCCGGCGGCGTTGGCAAATTGCGCCAGAGCGCCGCGGCGGTCTTCAATATCCTGATGATCAGTCATCTATCAAACTCCTGTTGGAGGCGGGCCGCCATGACCCGCCTCGCCGCTCCATCACGAGCCTTGCCATGCCATGCCGCGGCATTCCTGCCTCACCGGGCCGGTACCATGTCCCGCCATGACGCCCTGAACCTCATCCAGCCTCGCCTGCCGTGTCTCGCCTGTCCGCACCGTGCCCGAGCTAATAGGGCAGAGCCCAACCGGGCCTGCCATGCTTTGCCGAGTCTCGCCCAACGCGGGAGTGGCAAACCTCAGCGCTCCAGCCCACGCCACGCCTGCCTCGCCTGTATTCACGCCACTGCCCTTTCGACCGTTGTGCGGAGCTCGACGACCTTGGCCAGAAGAGCCTCGAGTTGATTGCTTAGACCCGGAAATCGCGAGTCTAAAATTCCCGTGATCCGTCTTGCGCGACTGATCGAGCTTTCGCACCGAGCTAACTCAGCAATCATAACGGCCGTTGCATTCTCGCGGTTCATCTCATCGCCAACCAAAGCGATGTAGCCTTGCGTCAAAGGTGCTGCGGTCGGATCGCGAACAAAATACGGCGCCGACAAGCGTTCGTTTTTGTAGATCACTGTTACGGTGACATATTGGACGATAAGATCGCGAGCACGATCGAGCCGCCGCAAGTTGGCTTCCTTGCGATCATCCCAACCAAATTCGCGATGCAGAACGTGCTTTGGATTTTTGGCGGCTTGCACGACCCTATCGGGCGTGATGCGGCCTTGCCGATCGCGCAACTCTTCGAGTGCTGCCTTGATGGCCGCGGCTCGAGCTGACGGTGCCCGCGTCGCACCAGCCGTTGCCGTTGCCGTTGTCTTGCTTCGCGCTACTGCTCGCTTCGCCATTTGTTTGTTTCCTCTGCCTGCGTTGCCTTGACCCGCATCACCACGCCGTCCGTGCCGGGCCTTTCCTAGACACAACGCGCCTCGTCGTGCCTGCCATGCCTCATCGGACCTCGCCAAAACGGCCCTCAGCGGATCAAGCGTCGCTTCGCCTGCGTTGCCCGACCTCACCAGAACATCCCACGCGCGCCGCGCCTCACATCACCTCGCCTGCCGTGCCGGGCCTGACGCTTCTCGTCTCGCCCAGCCATTCTGAGGGCGCCCAGCCCCGCCTCGCCTGCCAGGTCGTCCTCGTCTCGCCCGGCCGTGCTCCGCCGAGCCATGACCTGCCCCGCCGACGCCTTGCCATGCCGCGCCCGTCAGCCCACGCCGTGCCTGCCGAGCCCAACCGCACCTATCCGCATTCGTGCCGCGCCTCTCCCTATCCCAGCTCTCCTAGCCCTGCCGTGCCAAAAGCCCGCTTTCCTCAAATCGGTGCCTCGCTTCCCTCATATCGTTCGCCGCCATTGGCTTCGATATGCACGCGCCTGCCGCGCGGCCTCGTCGGCGAGGACGGCACGTCTTGCTCGCGGCGCGTAACTTCTTGATTGAACCAGAGCAGCAATTCTTCGGTGTCGGTGTCGAAACAAACGGGCCGCTCCATTGCCCGCTCCTGCGCCGCCCTGCCCATCGTCTTCACGATGCGCTTGAAGTCGGCGTCGGTTGAGTCAACCAATTTGAATGCGCCGTAGGGACCGCCCTTTTGGCCGCGCCAATCGCCGATGCCGACGATCATGCCGGCGGCGCTGAACAGATTGGTAATCGTCCGCTCGCTTAGAATTTTGCGGACATAGCGCACGGTCACCTTGCAGGCCCAATCCGGGAATAGCGGGCGCGTGCGAACGTCCGGTGTGTGGTTCATGTCCGAGTTGCGCACCATCGCCATGAACAGTTGCGGCAGGCCGAATAGATCGATGTTCACGTCGGCAATGCGCGTGAGCCGCTCGATCTTGGCTTTGGTCGCTCCCGGCATGTCGAGCGCCGCCGAGGCGATGCAGCCGTGAAATGCGCCGTTCGGAATATGGATCAAAGCCGGCGCCTTGGGGTCGCGGTTGCGATATACGGCGCCGCGGAATTCGGCGACCGGGTCGTGCTTGAGTGTCTGCTCCATGTCGGCGCGATTGCGCGTCTGCGAAGGAAGCAACAACTCGTGCCAAGCCTTTTGGTTAAAGCGGTTCATGATCAATGGCGATGTGCCAAGGACGTGAAAATAGATTTCCGCCATCTCGATCTCTTGAACCTCGATCATCTGGTCGTTCTTTTTCGTCGCTTGCTTTGCCATGTTGAAGCTCCCACGCTTGTTTGGTTGATGGATTATTATAAGACTTCGCCTGCCTCGCCTTACCGCAGCATTCAGCGTCAGGCCTTACCAGGCCTCTCGGCACCAATCCGCGCCTGCCTTGCCTCGCCCCGTCTCGTTGGGCCAAAGTCATCCAAGACATCCGGGCCGGGCCTGCCTCGCCCGTCCGCGCCTGTCCAGAACCCGTCTAGCCACGACCTGCCTTTCCTGCCTCGCCCGGCCATGCCGTGCCCGGCTCTGCCCTTGTGTGCGTTGCTACGTCGGGTCTGGCTCGGCCGCGCCTGCCTTGCCTGTTTGTTAGTGCGCGCCCGGCTTTCTGGGGCCAACCGGATTGCCGGGCGCGCGGCGGTCGCATAGCGGCGGAACCGAGTTGTTCATCGGTAGCGATGCGACCGCTTTCGTTTTGCCTGCCTCGCCACGGCGTGCCTATCCGCGGCTTGTCCGGCGCTGCCTGTTCTGGCCTTGTCCAGCCTGCCATGCCTAAGTTTCCGCCGATTGCTTGAGAATTTTAAACATGCGATAGCTTGAGGCCGCAACGCTGTAAGCCTTTTTGTTGATCGTCTTCCAACTTAGCCGGCGCCCATCAAGCAAACGTCCGTATGTGTGATCGCCCAGCTTGGCGCACAGCTCGGTCTTTAGCTCGGTTTCGCTATCTCGCAGGCGCTTCAATGCGCTTTGTACCTCGATCAGTTCCTCAGTTGCCGCCGCGGCTCTATTGTCGCCGGATAAATCAATTTCGCTCCCGTCATCATGCGGGAATAGCTGCTTGACCAGCCGCTCGTCGCGCTGCGGTTCGAAGGGCGGCATAATGTTGGCGTCGAGGTGATTGCGCCAGAAGTTGGCGACATCATCGAGGATAGCCTCCTCGACCACCGGATCGCGCTCGACATCGATCAAATTGAAATCCCATCCGTATTCGCCGACGCTCAAGACCACGACCGACGCCCATTGGCATTCTGCCAGCATCATGGTTGTCAGCACTTGCAAAAGGTAATGCGCAGGGACGCGCGGCTCGCCGTCTTCGTCGTCGCCGAACCATTTTTCTTTGAAGACGCTCCGCGCAACCGTCTTCGCCTCGACCAGGCCGATGCCCTCGCGATCGGGCCGGAAGGCGAAGCCGTCCGGCGTGGCCGCGATCCGGTGCTCGCGATCGATCAGGTGGAGTGCAGCGCGTTGCACTTGCCATTCCGGCCGCATGTCGGCGAGGGCCTGGAATACGGCGGACTCGCCCCAACGTCCGCGTCGCATGACGGCATTGTCAACGCGCGGCGGCCGCAAGCCTTTCTTTTCGGCATACAGCTCGGCGAGCGAACCATAGGGCGCGACGCCACAAACGGTTCCGACCTCGCTTCCGTTGACGAATTGCAGGCGGGCGCCGAGCCAGTCATATTCGGGCACAATGGAAATCCGGTCGACAGCCATTACGGGTTTCCCCTGAGTGTCGGTTGATAGTTGCGGTTAGTGTCGTTTGGTGGCGTTTAGTATCGTTTGGTGGCGTTTAGTTGCTCGTGGTATCGCAACGTCGTTGATTGATCCGTTTGGTGATCTTGCCGCCGCGAAAATAAAGGTCAAGGCGTTGCGGCGCGACGGTATAGGGCATGTGTACTGCCCTTGTTTTGAAAACTGTTGCGCGTGCCGAGGTATAGCTGCTTCGGAGTTGCAATTTCCGCCACCAACTTTTTTTTCGGCGCCGATTTTACCAGTGAGCCTACGTATTGACGCACGCAAGCGAGCGGGACCAAGGTGGGCGCTCGCGAATAATCTCAATCAAACGAAGTGGCCGGCATGACAGCGCGCACGCGCCAGCTTACTTTGCACGACGTGGGTGTCGCCGCGAGCAACTTCGGACTCAGCGTGCCGGGCAAACTCACGACGACAAGCTGGCAGTTGCCGGCCGATATGCTCGAGGATCAATGGGTAGCCGCCGGTTTATGCCTTCAGCGGATCGAGGGCGCGGTGCAATGGTGGCTCGGCGATTGGTGGGCTTACGGCGAGCACGTTTACGGCGAGCGGAAGGCGTTGTTCAAGGAAGGCCAACCGCTCGCGGATATGAATTTCCAGACGGTCATGGATTACGGCTGGGTAGCGAAGGCGGTGACAACCTCGTTTCGAAACGAGGTTCTTTCGTTCGCGCATCACCGGCACGTCGCTTCGCTCGCGCCCGACCTACAGCGCGAATGGCTTGAGCGCGCGATTGAGGGCGAGGACGGCAAGCCGTGGTCGTCCAATCAATTGAAGGCTGGGATTGCGCGGGCCGCCGCGTTTGCGCGCACCAAGAAAATCGAATTTGACGCAGCCTCGCTCGGTAAGTTCGTCGTGCTCTACGCAGATCCACCGTGGCGTTACGAGAACCCGCCGATGGGCGGATCGAACCGCTCGATCGAGAACCATTACCCGACGATGGACCTCGATGAGATTTGCGCGCTGCCGGTCGGCGAGATCGCGCACGATAACGCCGTGCTTTTCATGTGGGCGACCTCGCCCAAGCTCGCCGAGTGCATGCAAGTGCTCGCCGCATGGGGCTTCAATTATCGAACCGATATGGTCTGGGTCAAAGACAAGATCGGCATGGGCTACCATGTGCGGGAAAAGCATGAGTCATTGCTGATCGCGAAGCGGGGCGAGTTGCCGCCGCCGGCGGTCGAGGCGCGTCCAGCATCCGTGGTCGAAGCGCCGCGGCTCGAGCACAGCGCAAAGCCGCTGGTTTTCTATGACATTATCGACACGATGTATCCTGGCGTCCGCAAGAAGGAATTATTTGGTCGTGCGCCGGATGAACGGCCGCTCTGGTCTACCTGGGGTAACCAGGCATGACGATACGGCAACCTGATTTTGATATTGATCGAGCGATCGGCGCGCAAGGGGAGTTATGGGTAAGCAGCGTGCGAAAGGCGCTTGCTGCTGGGCGCATTGAAGTTAAGGGGCCAAAGCCATTTTTGCGCGAACAGAGTTTCTACGTCGAGTATGCTTGTCGTGGTCGAGATGGCAAATGGCGGCTGTCCGGTATTGCAACAACCAAATCGGAAGTGCTGATCTTTACCTTTGGCGAGCTTCCCGGCGGCCTTTTGATTGACCGTGAATGGTGCCTGCGCGCCGCCCGCGTGGCTTACAAGAATCCATTAAATCGAAAGGAGTGCAAACGCGGGAGCAATCCGACAAAAGCCGTTGCGGTATCGCTCGCGCATCTTTGGATAACACGGCCGGGGGAGCCATGACCGACATCCTCGGCCTCGCTCAATTCACGGCCGACGAGAAACACCGCGAGGCGCTGCGCGAGCTGGCGATGCGCAAGCGGCTCTATCCGCGGTGGGTCGAGAAGGGCGCGATGACCGCGAAGGATGCCGCTCAAAAGATCGCGCTCATGGAGGCGATCGCCGCCGACTACGGCAAGTTCGCCGAGCAGGAGCGCCTCATATGACCGACATTCTCGCCCTCGATCTTGCGACTATCACCGGATGGGCGCGCGGGCGCGTCGGCGAGACTCCAACATCGGGCTCGATCCGTTTCGGCACGCGCGAGGCCAGCGACGGCGCGGTCTTCGCCCATGTCATCGGCTGGATAAGCAAGCTGCTCGAGCCAGAGCCGCGGCCGGACATCATCGCCCTCGAGGCCATGCTGCCGCCTGGCGCCAAGGTCGGGCAGACTAACTCGAGCACACGCGATCGGCTCGCCGGTTTGCACGCCATCGTCCGCGGCGTGGCACACATCCGCGGCGCCGGCGAGATCGAGATCGCCTGCTATTCGGTCGGCGACATCCGGCACCATTTCATCGGGCAGCGCGGCTTGCGGCGCACTCAGGCCAAGCAAGAGATCGTCACGCGCTGCGCGATGCTCGGCTGGCGGGCCGTGGACAACAACGCTGGCGACGCGCTCGCCGCCTGGTCGTTCGCCTGCTCGATCATCGATCCGGCGCAGGCGCTCAAGGTGTCGCCGCTGTTCAACAAGCAATTGCGCGTGCATGTGCAATGAGGCTGCCCGACGACGCAACCGCATACGCCAGGCGCGTACAGGAGCGCATCGGATGGATACTCGACGGCAATTATGCCGAGCCCGATGATGTGTTCAAGCCGTTCGTGATCGCGCTAGTGCGCCGCGCGGTCGATGGCAACGACGAGGATGCCGACCGCGCCCTCGAGGCGCTGCGCAAGCTGTTTCCGCCGAGGATGCAATGAGCGATCGCAAGTCACTCCCGCTGCGGCGGCGCGCCGAGACTGAACGCTTCAACCTACCGGAAGGCAAGACGTGGAAGGACGTCAAATGGGCCACATTGTTCTTGGCATTCGAGGACGGGGCGTTCGCCAGCCTCGACTACGACAAGCGCCCGGAGCTGAACAAGAAATGAGCGATCGCAAGCCACTCCCGCTGCGGCGAAGGGCCGAGACCATCAAGGTCCGGCACGGCGGCGCCACCTATCACATCAGCACCGGGCATTATGCCGGCGGCCAACTCGGCGAGGTCTTCGTCAGCACGAACAAGGTCGGCAGCAACATCGAGGCAATGGCGCGCGACCTGGCTATTCTCCTATCGCTCGGGCTCCAACATGGTTGCTCGATCGAAACCATGAGCGGGGCGCTCACGCGCGAGCAGGACGGCTCGCCCTCGACCATCGCCGGCGCGGTTGCCGATAGGCTGGCAATGAAGGAGCCGGCATGAAGCCGCTCGCCATCGACCTGTTCTGCGGACTCGGCGGCTGGACCGAGGCGCTGCTGGCCGAGGGCTACGACGTGGTGGGCTTCGACATCGAGCGGCACCACTACGGCGACCACCGCTACCCGGCCCAGCTCGTGCTGCAGGACGTGACGACGCTGCACGGGTCGCAATTCCGGGACGCCGCGCTCATCGTCGCCTCGCCGCCCTGCCAAGCCTACAGCTACCGGGCCATGCCGTGGAAGCGCGCCAAGGCGCTCCCGCCGCCCGACAACAGCCTGTTCGAGACGTGCTTCCGCATCCAGCGCGAGGCGTCCGCGGCGGCCGGCCGGCATGTGCCGCTGATCGTCGAGAACGTGCGCGGGGCGCAGAAATGGGTCGGGCGGGCGCGCTGGAACTTCGGCTCGTTCTACCTGTGGGGCGACGTGCCGGCGCTGATGCCGGTGACGGCCAAGGCGGTGAAGGTCGGCGGCCTGGATTGGAACGGCTACAAGAACGGCGACCCGAATTATCGTGGGCAGGCGTTCAATACGCACGCCGAGCGCAACATCAAGAACACCGGCGGCTCGTGGTCCGCCATCGCCCACAACACGACCAGCGGCAAAGGCCGGAACCCGGACGGGCGCCAACTTGCGGACGGCATCCAGCAGGGCGGCACGTGGTGGCACGACCCCGGCTCGGCATCGATGACCAGCGGCAGCAAGTCCCCCGCCCGCAAGATGGCCAGCGCCATGATCGCGAAAATTCCGCAGCCGCTCGCCCGCCATATCGCGCGGACATTCAAAGCGACCCAGCCAACAGGGGAGCCGCCATGACCACATCAGCCGAAACAACGGGACGCCTGCGGCCGGCCTATCACCGCTGGCGCAAATGCCCCATTCGCCTCGAGGCCGACGACTTCGCGCGACTCTGCCATGCCGCCGGTATGCGCAACACGCTGCCGATCGTGCTGCTCGAGCGCATCGTCCAAGTTACGTTGCGCGCCAATCTCATCGACGCCGTGCTGGACGACAAGCAATGACCGAGCGCATTGCGCCCGTTCTGGTTTTGCGCGCACGCGCCGAGGCGCGGTCTTTGCTCTTTCGCTGCGGCGAATTCACGCTCGGCGAGGCGCTCGACCCGCTGTTCGCCTATGCCTACAAGGCCGGCCTGGTCAACATGCTGGGCACGGAAGCGATCGAAGATATCATTTACGACGCATTCGGGATCGAGCATGCCGCATGACAGAGCTTGGCCAATTCGAAAAAGGATTTGCGGTCTGGAAAAGCGTTTTGGCGCCGATCAAGGACATCGAGCGCCGCATGATCATCTTCGGCAACATGGCGCAGGAAGTCGCCGGCTACGTTGGCAAGGGCCTCGACAAAACTGCGGCGGCTGATGGGCTCTACGAAACCGCGCAAGCGCATGGGTTGGTCGGACATTTCGGCGAGGACGTGGTGCAATTGCGCATCGGCGAGGCGTTCGAGTACGTCGAGGCGCATCAGCCGAAAGGCACCAACGGCTCAACGACGCCACCAGGCGCGATCCGCATCCTGAGCAAAGCGGAATTCATCAAGGGCTTCGTGCCGCCGGATTATCTGGTCGATGGCATCTTTCAACGCCGCTTCATCTATGCGCTCACCGGCCAGACCGGCCACGCTAAGACCGCGGTGGCGCTGCACCTCGCTCAGCTCGTCAGCTCGACCGACTACAACGCAATGTTCGGGCTGCACCGCGTCGAGAAAGGCCGCGTGCTCTACCTCGTCGGCGAAAACCCCGACGACGTTCGCATGCGCGTCATTGGCAGCGACAGCTTCCGCAAGGACGACCCGACCCAGGACAACATCACGTTCATCCCCGGCGTCTTCGACATCGCCCAGATGTGGAGCACGATCGAGGCCGACGCTAAAGCAAACGGCGAAGCTAGCCTCGTCATCATCGATACCAGCGCAGCCTATTTTCTCGGGAACGAGGAATTAAGCAACACGCAGATGGGCGCCTATGCCCGCACACTGCGACGGCTCACGACGTTGCCCGGCAAGCCGTGCGTCCTCGTGCTCTGCCATCCGATCAAATACGTCACCGATCCTTCCCAATTGCTGCCGCGCGGCGGCGGCGCCTATCTCGCCGAAATGGACGGCAACCTCACGCTCTGGCGCACCAGCGACGACGTGGTGGAACTGCATTACAACAAAATTCGCGGGCCTGGCTTCCAGGCCATGTCGTTCAAGCTCGACCCCATCAAGTCGGACAAGCTGCTCGACCAAAAAGGTAGGCAGATCAGCACGGTGCGCGCCGTTCCCATCAGCCAGCGCGAGGAAGAGCAGCACGACAACAAAGCCGAGGAAGACGAGGATCGCGTGCTCGCCGCCATGCTGAACATGCCGGCCGACAACGGCGGTTCGTTCGCGAGCTGGGCGACGAACATTGGGTGGATATCCGAAAGTGGCGAAGTCTACCGGAAAAAGGTCGAGCGCCTGATCGCCAATCTGGAAAAGAAAAAGCCGAAGCTCACCACCAAGATTCGCAACAAGTGGCAGCTCACCGAGGAAGGCAAGGACGCCGCCCGTCAGGCCGTCCTGCGCTTCAATCGGCGCAAAGATACCGACAGCCAAAAGGCTATGTTTTGAGGAGTGCGCAGCATGAACTTCGCCGAGCCTATCAAACAGCAATGCAGAAAATGCCGCGGTAGATTCGACCAGGAAGCGTTCTTCCGAAAGAACCAGCGGCGTAAAGGCGTGGCACATATATGTGCCACCGAGTATCGACCTGTCTGCATCGGCTGCGAAACAACCGCTCGGACCGAGCACAAAAAAGCCGACCAATGGTTCGCAAAAGCACGATCAACAATTCAACGCCACGCCAGACGCTACAAGAAAACTACAAAGGAATTTGTACGTCTGTACGGGTGGGACACTTCGCGCGTGGCCCACATCCTGAAACATGCCTTTGACAACACCTGTCCATATTGCCGAGACCCCTACGCCAATATGCCAAACCCACAGTGGCAAGTGACGATGGATATCCTCGATCCTCAGAAAGCGCCATTCCTCGAAACCAATACCCAACCGTGCTGCCAGACTTGCAATCGGGAAAAGTCGAACACGCCGCCTGAATTATGGGCCAGAAAATTGCGCGCTTGGGCTGAATGGGAGGCTTGGCGAAAAACCCGCGATCCTCAGCCTCAGCAATTGGGACTATTTGCGCTGCCTTAATCTGGGACAGGTAGGTGTCCCAAAACCAAATCGACAACCAGTTGTATTCACAATTTTGCCTCGTTGGACAAAACGATTTGTCCCAGTTGTCCCAAAATCAATCAACCTATTGTTGGGCAATAACAAAGTCTGGGACAAACCTTGTCCCAACGCCCACGCCGGAATCCATACCCGGCAGGGGAGCGGTTTTGGGACAGGACAAGTGTTAGTCCTATATAGAAGAACTCTGAGTAAGAGGATTTTTCGATCCGAATTCGAAATCTAAAAACAAGGGGTTTCGCGCGCCCAAATTTGACGCGCCCGCCGCGGCTGCGTTAAGGCAATGCGGCATGACCTTCTGGTCGGTCGCGCAAATCTACATCAATCGCGAGTCATACGTCGCCGGCAGGATCACCGATGCCGGCTTTGAGGTCTTCGCGCCCAAAACCCGCATCCGCGTCAAAGGCACGTTTCGGGTCGTCGCCTTGTTCCCCGGCTACGCTTTCGTCCGCATCGTCGATCGCTGGCGCGCGGTCGCCAAAACGCCTGGCGTGCTCGGGCTGGTCATGAGCGGCGAGCAACCGGCGCAATGCCCAGATATCGAGGTTGAGAAAATCCGCGCAGCAATGCGCAACGGCCTCGTCCAATTGCCGAAAATGCCGCAACGCGCCAAGCCGCGACCGTTCAAGGTCGGACAGAATATCCGCGTCCTGACCGGATCCTTCACCGGCTTCGATGCCGTCTATGCCGGCATGAGCACGCGCGATCGCCAGCTCGTCCTCTTGACCATGTTCGGGCGCCAGACCCGCGTCGAGCTAGCAACAATCGATGAGATTGTTGGGGCCGAAAGTTGCGCGCAAAATCAATCCGGTGTACGTGGGTTTCGTGGGGAAAAAATCGAGTCCCCTGGACGCGCGGCGCGCGCCTTGCAGGCTGCGATAAAAGCGTAACCAAACAACACGAAGCGGTGCTAGGCGCAATCAAGCAGCACCAATCGCCACCAAACAACACAACATTTCCGCGTTTCACGTGAAACAGCAACGCGATGCCATACCTCGTCGAAGTCGATAGCGACGCAGTCCTGCTTCGGCTTCAGAAGATGATCTGGAAAATCCAGCACTTCAAAACGATCGACATCGGAAGCGAGCTGTCCGATTGGCAGACCCAGGACATGCATCGCCATCGACCGTTTACGATGCGATCGCGTCGAGCTGGTCGAGCCGCAACAGTCGTGCGACCGCATTCGCTTTACGAAACAAGGGCATCGGTCAAATACCAGAGCGGCCTCGAGCGCAAGGCCGCCAGCAAATCCAAGCGCGCCAGGAGCAAGCGCAATCTGCGTGCGCTCGCGCTCTGGCAACGCAAGACCTCGACGCGACCGATCCTGCGCGAGGAGCTCGGCCAGAAGCTCGTGGCGCGGATGGCGCGGCTACTCCAAGAGAAGATCCGTTGGTGAAATGCCGAAAGAGATCGTTAGGCAGCAATCGCTATTTCCAGAGTTTGTGATTGATGACCGCGAAGTAGATGACGCGGAAGGTGATTTTGTCGACTCATCACGTCTTGGTCGCTATGCTGAGTTCATAGTTTGCGCTGAGCTAACGCGGCTTGGGTATCACGCCTTGCACGTTGATGCGCCTGGATTTGATATCATTTTGACTGTCGAAGATCGAAGTTTGCGCGTCCAAGTCAAATCGACTGCTACGATAAAGCATCCAGTTTCGCACGCCAAAATTTACACCAAGAGAATGCCGAGCAAGCAGCAAGCGGTTGCGGTGTGGAATTGCAAAAGACACACTCAAGCATCGAACGGCGGCAACAGAACGGATCGATCGCCTAAACGCCTCACGATATGCGATGCCGATGTCGTCGCGCTCTTTCACCACAAGTTCAAGACAGTGATCTTCTTTCCAATTCAATCCGTACCCGCATCAGGACGGTTCGAACTCCCTTTAACGCAGATCAAGCACGATGCCGCGGAGGAAAGTCTCAAGGCGACGTTGGATTGTCTGCTAGGTCTTTGAAAAAGCAATAGCTTTTCAAGCCCGGCGGGGGGGATAGGCAAAACGCAGGACCGGCCAATGGCCGCGGCGCGCGCCGAGCTCACTTTTGGAACTTGCACATCCGAAAAAAATTGGAGCCGAAACAATGAGATCGGGACCGAAGCCGCAATCGCTGCGGCTCAAGCTATTGCGCGGCAATCCCGGCATGGCGTTGGACCGGCTCAATCTCAACGAGCCGCAGCCGGAAGGGATTGTCGAGGTGCCCGAGCCGCCTGCGTGTCTGTCGGGCGTGGCCGCGGATGAGTGGCGGGTGGCGGCCGGACAGCTCATCGTCATGGGCATATTCAGCAAGGTCGATCTGGCTTTGCTGGCGGCTTACTGCCTTTCCTATGGGGTTTGGCACGGCGCTGCGATGGCATTGCGCGACAACCCTCGCCTGACCCGCAACGCGCACATCTCGATCGCGAGCAAGGCCGCGGCCGACATGATCCGGCTGGCTAACGAATTCGGGTTTAGTCCGGCGGCGCGGACGCGGATCAATGCCGGCTCGAGCGGCGCCGGTCGCCGGCCGGGCAAGTTCGACCGCTTTCTGTCCGGCTGATGCCCGTCCAGCGCACCGCGGACGGCAAGCGCCGCGCCCAGGATGTGATCGACTTCATCGAATGCCTGACCATCCCGAGCGGGACCGGCCAGGGCAAGCCGTTCAAGCTGCATCCGTTCCAGCGGGCTTTTCTCAAGGATATTTACGAGCCGCACATCGGCGGCCGCCGTGTTGTGCGGCGTGCGATCCTCTCGATGGCGCGAAAGAACGGCAAGACGGCGTTGATCGCGACGATGGCGCTCGCGCATCTGGTCGGGCCGGAAAGGGTCGTCAACGGGGAAATCTATTCGGCCGCCAATGACCGCGATCAGGCTTCGATCGTGTTCAAGTTCGCCAAGCAGATCGTCGAGCTCGAACCGCAGCTCGCGGCCGAGATCGAAGTCATTACCTCGACCAAGACCATGTTTTCGCGGCGCACCGGCTCGATCTACCGTGCGGTGAGCGCGGAGGCCGGCACCAAGCACGGATATTTGCCCAGCGTCGTGATCTACGATGAGCTCGCGCAGGCCAAGAGCCGGGCCTTGTATGATGTTCTCGATACCAGCTTCGGGGCGCGCGATGAGCCACTGTTCATCACCATCTCGACGCAGTCGAATGATCCCGAGCATGTGCTCTCAAAGCTGATCGACGACGGGCTGGCGGGCACCGATCCGTCGATCGTTTGCCACTTGCACGCCGCCGCCGAGGGCTGCGAGCTCGATGACGAGGCGCAATGGGCGAAAGCCAATCCGGCGCTCGGCAAGTTCCGCGATCGCGAAGACCTCGTCGCCGCGGTGCGCCAGGCCAAGCGCATGCCGGCGGGCGAACCCAAGGTCCGCAACCTATTTCTCAATCAGCGGGTGGCACCGATATCCTCGCTGATCTCGCGCGCCGAGTGGATGGCGTGCGCCGGCGATGCCAGGATCGCGGACGGCGAGGAGGTCTACCTCGCGCTCGATTTGTCGAGCGTCATCGATCTGACCGCGTTGATGGTCGGCTCGATCTCCGACCCGACGCGGGTGGTGCCGTATTTCTGGAAGCCGGCCGACCATCTGACCGAGCACGCCAATCGCGACTTCGGTAGCGGAACGCACCGCTATCGGGAATGGGTCGAGGCCGGGCATCTGCGGCTCTCGCCCGGCAAGACCATCGATCCCGAGACGATCGCGCGCTTCATCGGCGAGCTCACGCAACGCTACCGCGTCAAGGGCATGGCCTATGATCGCTGGCGCATGGGCGACATCCTCCGGGAGTTTGATCGCATCGGCTTGCAGGCTTACGAAGACGGCGAGAAGGGCGGCGACGGCTTACGGCTCGTCCCCTGGGGCCAGGGCTTCAAGGACATGGCGCCGGCGATCGACGCGCTCGAGCTCGCCATCATGGAGCGGCGACTCGTCCATCCAAGCAATCCCGTGCTCAACTGGAACATGGCCAATGCGGTTGCGACTATGGACCCGGCTGGCAATCGTAAGCTCGACAAAGACAAGGCGCGCTTCCGCATTGACGGCGCTGTCGCGCTCGCGATGCTGCTCGGTCTGCGCTCGCGTGACCGCGTTGCTAAACCGATCGATCTTGAAACGCTGATCGCTTGAACTACCCAACATGAAAGAGGCAACTATGAAAAGACTTGCGCTTACGGCTTTCATCCTGGCGGCGCTCGCGCTGCCCGCATCCGCCAGCACCGTCACGCTGGGCGGCGTGACCTGGGACACCACCAACTCCGGTAGCCTAAGCCTTGGAAACGTGGTGCCGGCCGGCAACCAACCGCAGAACGCGCCGTGCGTGATTTGCGGCGCGACCCAGCCGCAACAGCCGGCAAACTTCGGCTACAACGATTACAGCAACAACGGAGCCACGTCATCGATCACCGCGTTCTCCGATGAGGGCAATGGCGGCCGCAACACGCTGGCCGACAACACCTTCGCGACCGGCTACACCGTCGGCGCCGGAAGTCCGTTCCTGCTGTTCCTGCTCGCCAACAACGACACGAGCCTGGGCTTCTCGATCGGCGTGGACGTGAACGACACCAATCAGGCGCAGACGCTCAACTCGTTTTTCTTCCTCGACTTCACGACGCGCACCGTGCTGGCGAGCTTCACCGGCGGCACGACCGGCAACGTGCCGTCGCTCAACAACGGCACCGGCTTCCCGGATTACTCCATCACCGGGGCGCTGCTCAATCTCAACGACGTTCATGTGGGAGATACGATCGGCTTCGTGGCGCTGATGACCGGATTGAACGATGGCCCGGACTCGTTCTTCATCGAGGCGGCACCGGCGGCTGTCGTCACGCCGCTGCCGGCTTCGCTGCCGTTCTTTGCAGCGGGCTTGCTGGGGCTGGTCGGCCTGATGCGTTCGCGGCGCCGGCAATGCATCAGCGGTGATGCGGCGGCATCGGCCTAGTGCCAAGAAACGCCACGCGGTGGCCACTCATTGGCGGATCATTCGCGACCGCAAAGGCCGCGTCAAGAAGCGCATCCGGGTCGCCGGCTCCTTGCGCGGCAAATTGGTTGAACGAGGTTGAGCCATGCCGCGACCAGGCGAGGCCCGCACCGCCTGGTCGCATTTCTACGGCAAGGCGTCGTGGCAGCGGCGGCGCCGGTTGCAACTGCGAGCGCATCCGCTCTGCGCCTTCTGCCTGGCGCGCGGCGTCGTCACGGTCGCTCGCATCGTCGATCACGTCGAGCCGCACAAGGGCGATTGGAACAAGTTTGTAATCGGCAAGCTGCAATCGCTCTGCGAAGCCTGCCACAACTCGTCCAAGCGTTTCATCGAGCTCGACGGCTACAGCATCGACGTTGACGACGACGGCTGGCCGCTCGATCCGAAGCATCCGGCAAACAAGGTTCGATAGGGAGGCGATCAAATGGGAATTCTCATCAGCTTTGCTTACCTCCTGCTTTACATCGCGATCGTCATCTTCATCGCATTCTGCATTGTTTGGTTGATCACGGGCTTCATGGGTTGGTCGATCGACGCGAACGTCTACAAGTGGGGCAAGGTCATCGTCGGTCTGCTCTGCATTATCGCCGTTCTAGTCTGGCTTTCCGGGTTGATCGGCTTCGGTCCCGGCCTGCCGGAACCGCATCTGATGTACCGATGATCGAGCGGCCCACGATCTCGATCGGCTCGCAAGGGAGCCAGGTGACGCTGGTGCAACGCCTGCTCGGCGTGCGCCCGCTCGACGGCGACTTCGGCAACATCACCGCCGACGCGGTTGAGGTTTATCAACTCATGTGCGACCTCGTCGTTGACGGCGTGGTCGGGCCGCAGACCTGGGACGCGCTCGACGCCGAATTCGGCTTGCCGCCCTACCCGCCGCCGCTGCTCGAGCCGCTCGACCCGGCGACCGCGGCCGCCATTGTCGGCCTGGCGCGCTCGTCCGCGATTGCGCATTACGAATGGGCCGACCGCGGCCAGGCGCCGCCCGCCTATATCGCCGGCATGGCGATCGCGTTCGCAACGTGCATTCGCAAACTATTTGCCTTCGACACATCCGCGCTCGATATGGCGAAAGCCAATTCGCACAACGAGGACAAGGACGCGCTCGCATGGTACGCCGACATATTCAACGACCTCGAGATGAGCAACGAAACCGCCGGACTAAAAACCCTGCGGCACCTTTTTGTCTTATTGCTCGGCCTCGGTATGCGAGAGTCGTCCGGCCAGCATTGCGAGGGTCGCGACCAGAGCGCGACCAACGTCGAAAGTGAAACCGCCGAGGCCGGGCTGTTCCAGCAAAGTTTCAATTCCTCAAGCTGCTCGACCGAGATCGAAAAGCTGATGGCGGAATACGCTGCCGGGCTCGGCATCGAGCCGCCGGCGCAATGCGCGTTGCACATCTTTGCCGATGGCGTCGAGTGTTCGGAAACGGATTGGGAAAACTACGGTGCCGGCGAGGGCCGCGCATTCCAGAAGCTCTGCAAGTGCTGCCCGCAATTCGCGGTCGAGGCCGCGGCCGTTGCGCTGCGCCATCTGCGCCAGCATTGGGGACCAATCAACCGGCGCGAGGTCGAGGTCCGGCCCGAGGCCAATGACCTGTTCGCGGATGTCGAGGCGCTGATCACGGCCGGCATCGTCTAACCCGCAATCCTAAAAAGGGGAGATTACCCAATGTCGATCACTATTGTTGATGGGCCGACCATTCCGCTCGGCGAGTCGCTTTCAGATGCCGCAGACTGCTCCGCGGGCAACATCGTCCGCATCACCGTCCCGCAGGAATTCACGCCCGCAAATTTGACCTTTCAGGTCTCGAGCGACGGCAACCTGTTCAACGACTTGTTCGACAGCAAGGGCGGCGAGGTCACCGTTGTCGCCAAGCCGAATACCTCGATCCTGATTTCGGAGGCGTGGGGCCGCTCGATCAATTTCGTGAAAATCAGGTCCGGCTCGCGCGACCATCCGGTTGTGCAGTCGCGCGACGAATGCAAGTTCGGCATCGCGGTCGAGACCGGCGCCGGCGCCGGCGCCATGGCGGCCGGGCATCGCTCCGACGATCCCAACCCGCACCGCTGAGAGGCACAGTGCGGTAGGCTCGCTGCGGCCGACCTAACCACGCCGGCCGCGGCGAGCCGCTTTTCCATTCCCAAATTTTGGTAGGAGGCCGGCTATGGACGCAGCCGCGAAGCTATCTCGCCAAGACCTCGAGCCCGAGGAGGACGAGAGCGAGGACGATTTCATGGAGCGGTGCACCGACGAGATCGGGGACGAGGAGGCCTGCCAGATACTTTGGGAAAATCGCGGCGCCGGCGACATTCGCCACAAGACCCACGAGGGCAAGGTCGGGGCGCTTGAGTTCATCCTCTCCGACGAAACGCCGGATCGAATGGATGACGTGATCATGGCGGACGGCTGGGAGCTCGCCGCCTTCAAGAAAAACCCGATTGCTTTGTTTGCTCACAACTCATCATGGCCGATCGGCAAGTGGAGCAAGCTCCGCGTCGTGGACAAGCAATTGCGCGGCGAGCTCGAGCTGGCGCCCAAGGGCACGTCCGAGCGCATCGACGAGCTCCGCGCGTTGATCGCTGCCGACATTCTGCGCGCCGTTTCGGTCGGCTTCCGGCCGATGGAAACCAAGCCGCGCAAGGAGTCCGACTACGGCGTGTTTTATACCAAAGCCGAGCTGGTCGAGTGCAGCCTGGTCTCGGTCCCGGCCAATCCAAACGCCCTGGCGGTCGCCAAGGGCCTTAGAATTTCCCCTGCAACGATCGACCTCGTCTTCGCCGGGCATGGCGCAAAAGACCGGGCCGCTCGCCGCGGGGCTCAACCGGCGGGCAAGCCGACACGACCTCCCATCAGAAAGGGCACGACCATGTCGTCGTTTGCTCAACGTATTACTGCGGTCGAACAACGCATCAACGGACTGAAAGATCAATTGACCGACCATTGGGACAAGCAGGGCGACGCCAGCAACGTCAGCGATGACAGCCTGGGCGCCGCCAACGAGTTGAGCGCAAGCCTCACGCAGGCGGAACGCACGCTCGCTTCCCTGCGCGATGCCGAGCGGCAACTCGGTGAGACTTCCGACAATGGCGGCTCGCGCGCGCTCGTCACCACCGCTCGCGGCAGCACGGCCATCACTCCAATCGCCGCCCACCAGACTGCGAGCATCGACACGCCGCGGCCGTTCGGAATGCCACGCAAGAAAACGGAAGGACTCGATCTGCTCGTGCATTGCGGCGTCGCGCAATTGTTCGCGCATCAGAAGCGCCAGCCGATCGACGTGACGATGCGCGAAATCTACGGGGACGACGAGCAGCACCGGCAAGCGGTGATGTGGATCATGCGCGCCGCGACCGCGCCGGCCACCACTACCGCGGTCGGATGGGCCGCGGAATTGGCGCAGACCACCTACGCTGCGTTCATGGAAGTCCTCTATCCGGCGGCGATCTATCCGCGGCTTGCAGCGAAGGGATTGTCGCTTTCGTTTGGTCCCTACGGCAAAATCCTGATCCCGACGCGCGCGACCACGCCGACGATCGCCGGCTCGTTTGTTGGTGAAGGTTTGCCGATCCCGGTTCGCCAAGGGCTGTTCAGCTCGCAGACCTTGACGCCGAAGAAAATGGCCGTGATCACCACTTGGACCAGGGAATTGTCCGAGCATTCCGTGCCGGCGGTCGAGGGCTTGCTCCGCGACGCGATCCAAAACGACACCGCTATCTCGCTTGATAGTGTGCTGCTCGATGCCAACCCGGCGACCGTGGTGCGGCCCGCCGGCATCCTCAACGGCGTGGCCGGCTTGACGCCGACCGCCGCCGGCGGCTTCACCGCCCTGGTCGGTGACATCAAGCAAATATCCGGCGCGCTGCTCACCGGCACCAAGGGCAATGTGCGCGCGCCGGTCTGGCTTCTCAATCCGCAGCAAGCAAATTCTATCGGGCTTGTAGCGGCGCCGGGCGCGGGCGTTTTCCCGTTCCGCGACGAAATCAGTCAAGGCAGGCTCGGCGGATGGCCGGTCATCACTTCTGGCACGGTGCCGCTCGGCACGGTGATCGCCCTCGATGCCGCCGACTTCGTGGCGGTTGGCGGCGACGCGCCAAGGTTCGAAATCAGCGACCAGGCTACGCTGGTCTTCGACGACACCGCGCCGACCGACATCGGCACGTCCGGGGCGCCCGCCGTGGTCGGTGCGCCGGCCAAGTCGATGTTCCAAACCGATAGCCTCGCCCTTCGGCTGATCCTACCAACGAACTGGTGCATCAGGCGTGCGGGCGTCGTTGCTTGGGTTGCCGGCGTTACTTGGTAGTTCACGCCTTATCACCCTTTGGGTGAAAGACTGAAACACACGCAAACGAAAGGAACATCAGATGGCCGATCAGCCTCACGACGACGCCGCCGCCAACAAGAAGCGCGTCGAGGAAACCAAGAAGCGGCTCGCGGACGAAAAGACCGCCCGCGAGAAAGGACACGCCGAGCAACGCGAGACAATGGCGGGCGTGAAGCCGACGCCGACCCAGGAGGAAAACGACCTGGCGGCAAGCGGCGTGCATGTGGTCGAGAAGGAGCCGGACGGCTCGCCGGCCGATACCGGCATGCTGCCGGCGGCCGAGCGCGAAAAGCGCCAGGCCGAGGCGGGCAAGACTCCGCAGCGCGGCACCTATCCGACCAGAGCGACCACGGCAAACCCATCGACGTGAGCGCACGCGCCTGGCTAGGGCGGATCGCCGATCGCCTCGTTCGCCGAGGCGAAGGCGACTTTCGCCCTGGCCCTTACAATCTGTCGGTGACGGGCGGCTGGTTGCCGGATGGCGCCGCTTGGAATTGGTGGCAACAGGGATACGACCCGATCACCGCGCCACGGTCGGCAATGGTTGAGGCTTGCGTCTCGGCCTATTCGCAGACCGTGGCGATGTGCCCTGGCGATCACTGGCGGCTCAACTCAAAGGGCGGGCGCGACCGCGTCAAGAATTCGGCGCTGTCCCGCCTGCTGCGATATTTCAACGATTATCAGTCAACAAGCGATTTCATGCTCAATGCGACGCGCTCGCT